AGCCGACTATGATGGTCACAAGACCTTTGAGTTTGATAATACAGTAGAGCACAGTGTTGCAATGGTCCTCGCAACCCTTGAAATAGTAGCCCAGTTACAACCAGAAGGATTCTTTGCAATAGAGCAGCCTGTCGGCAGGACAAACAAACTGGTCCCTGAGCTTGGCGATGCTTGGTTCTTTCAACCCTGTGATTACGGAGATCCTTACACGAAAAAGACTGGTCTATATGGCCGGTTCAATAAGCCCGTCAAATCAGAGCCGGTTCTTCCTCTCTTCGGAAGTATGATGCAGAACAAGTTAAACAGCAAGCAGAAGAACGAGAGGAGCAAAACACCGGGAGGATTTGCAAGAGCATTTTTTGAAGCAAACAGATAACAACACACAAACACAACGAACATGACAACAGATGTAAAAGGTTGCTCCACCTGTCCGAAGGGCGAAGAGAGACACGAGCGATTCCAGATCCCTGATCGCAGGGGAAGGATGAGGTCATTCATCCAGTATGACTACCGCCACACTAACGGGGGATTATTCTCCTGTGTAAAACCCACCCTTGCTGAGTGCAGGGAGGCAAGAGATCGTGCATTGGCTAACGGAACAATCTACTGAGCTATGGCAACGAAGAGAGATCTTATAGCGAGCCTTGAACGAATGAAGATAGGCCCGGGCATCAAAGGGTGCACATTCGGAGATACAGACCACGATAGCATATCAGCATCGTATGGTTATGACTTAGCGATAGACAACGTAATTGCTTTCATCGAGAAGGCAAACATTGATCCTCATCCTGATCAGGAGGCCAATGGATATGTATTCTGTGGCAAATGTGGAAGCATGACCTCAATATGATAGCCATGACCTACCCAGTCCTGCAGAAGTCAATCACGATCCTCCGTAAGAGGGTCAATCGTCCTGCCGGGAAGTTTGAGTACCAGGTATTAAAGGACGGAACAGTAGTGCTCACCCACACGACAGACCTTGATGGCCGCTATGCCGCAGTATCAGTTAACCGGGACGGCAATATGTGGCTTGACTCAATCAAAGGGAACATGGGGCTGTTTGAGCCCTATATCCTCGAGGATAATTGGACATACATAATCCCTATAACAAATATCAACTAAAATGAAGATCTTATTAAAACGACTTACGCTTCGGAACTTTAAGGGGATAAAGACCTTTGAAACCGATTTTGACCCGAGGGAGACATTTATACGGGGAGCCAATGCCACAGGGAAAACAACCCTGATGGATGGATGGCTCTTCCTTCTCTTCGGTAAAGACAGTGATGACCGCAAGGATTTCAACATCAAGACCCTTGATGGCAACGGAGATCCTCTCCACTATCTCGATCATGAGGTAGAGGCCCTACTGCAGGTGGATGACCAGGCCATGACTCTGAAAAGGGTTTTCAAGGAGAAGTGGGTAAAGCAGAGAGGATCTGCCGAGGCCACGATGCAGGGACATGAGAGCACCTTTTTTGTGAACGGAGTGCCGGTCACAATGAGAGAATATCAGGGAAAGATTGATACCCTCATCTGCCCGGAGAGCACCTTCAAGATCCTCACCAACCCTCTTTACTTTCCGTCCCTCCCCTGGCAAGAGCAGAGAGGCATGCTGTTCAAGATGGCAGGTGATGTTTCGGACAAGGATATCAAGCTCACCAAGGAGATGATAGAAATGATGTCGGGACTCAGGGGCAAGACGGTAGAGGAGTATAAGAGGGAGATCGCTGCTACGAAGAAGAAGATCAAGGACCAGCTCGATGTGATACCGGCTCGTATTGATGAGGTGAAGAGAGGCATTCCGGTAGCGAGTAACTGGGAGGCACTTGAGAAGAGCCTTGCAGAGCAGCAGGATAAGATGAAGGAGCTTGAGGCACGATTCGCATCGGAGTCAAGCAAGCTCAATGCCCTGGGAGAACAGAGAAGAGGATTGCAGGACACCATCAATAGTAAGAAAACAAGATTACAGGCCATTGAGTTCGAGGTCCGCTATAATGCCAACAGAGAGGTTGAGGAGGTGAAAATAAAGCATAAGGAGCTTACCGACTCCATCCTCACAATGACAAAAGACATGGAGAGGCTTGAGGCCCGGGCCGCACATCTCGCTAACGAAGCTGCATCCCTCGTGACGGAGAGAGAGACTCTTATTGCCCAATGGAGGGAGATAAATGGCAAGACGCTCCTCTTCGATGAGGGAGACTTCATGTGTCCTACCTGTAAGAGGCCCCTCGATGATAATGATATCTTCGAGAAGAAACAGCAGATGGAATACGCCTTCAATGGAAATAAGGCGATTCAGTTGGAAAAGAATGTTTGGGCTGGTAAGGCTATCAAGGATAGAATAGAGCATACCAATGCTGCCATAAAAACCAATGCCGAGAACATTGCTGCTCTCATCAACCAGATAGCAGAGACAAAGGAGCAGAGACATCGCCTGGAAGAGAAGATCCCCCAGGAGTCACCTGCTCTCGGACAACTCCTCCGGGACAACAATGAACATGTCGGCATCTACAATGAGATTGAGGCTCTGCAGCAGAACCTTAACTCCATCCCGGAAACCATTGATCTCTCAGCTTTCCATACTGAGAAACAGATCATACAGGATAAGATTGACGGGTTCAAGATGCTGCTCGCTGATAAGGCCCTCATCGCTAAGGCAGAGACACGGACCGGTGAGCTCCTCGAGGACCAGAAGAGGCTCTCCCAGGAGCTTGCAGACCTCGAAAAGACAGAGTTCGCCATCGCTGCCTACATCAAGGCTAAGATTGAGGCTGTGGAAGGAAGGGTTAACAGCAAGTTCAAAATCGTTAAGTTCAAGCTCTTCGACCAGCAGCTTAATGGTGCCGAAGTTGAAACATGCACCATGACCATTGATGGAGTGCCATTTGCTGATCTTAATAGTGCCAGCAAAATTATGGGAGGCATGGATGTCATTCGGTCTCTCAGCACATTCACAAATATATGGGCTCCCATCTGGATTGATAACCGGGAGAGCACGACACTTATACCAGAGATGAAATGTCAGATTATCAATCTCTATGTAGATCCTAATTACAAACAACTAACAGTAATAAACAATGACACAGACACAACAGAATCAGACACCGGCAGTGCCGCAGCCTAACCAGGCCAACATTGCACGAATGAGGGACATGCTGATGAACCCTAACGTGAAGCAGCAGTTCGAGAACGCCTTGGGAGAGGCCGCAGCACCTTTCATCGCCTCCGTCATGGAGATCTATTCGGGAGACAGTACGCTCGTCACCTGTGATCCTAAACAGGTCATCAGCGAGTCGCTGAAGGCCGCAATCCTGAAACTGCCTGTCATCAGGTCGCTCGGATTCTCATGGATAGTACCATACAGAAAGAAGGGGGTAGCCATCCCTCAATTCCAGATAGGCTATCGTGGTTATATCCAGCTCGCAACGAGGACCGGATACTATAAGACCATTAATGCAGACAAGGTATATGAGGGTGAGCTGCAGAACCTTGATAAACTCACCGGTGAGATAGCCTTCGAGGGACAGAAGAAATCAGACAAGGTTGTGGGATACTTTGCACACTTTGTCCTGCTCAACGGGTTCAGTAAGACCTTATACATGACCAAGGAACAGGTGGACGCCCATGCCAAGAAGTATTCACGGACCTATGGCAGTGAGGATAGTATTTGGGTTAAGGAGTATGACGGCATGGCAATCAAGACCGTCCTCAGAAACCTTCTCTCTCATTATGGCTACCTCTCGATAGAGATGATGAACGCCATCACCACAGACGAGGACTACACCCCGGAGGCACAGAGGGACGAGGCACAGAAATCAGACAAGAAGATTGTCGTGGCTGAGGATGTTAAATACGATGATGTGACTGGTTCCACACCGGAGCAGCCAGAAGCGATACCTGATTACGCAAAGTAGATGGAAAAGAAGAATCTACATTGGAACGAAAGGCCATTGCTTATGTATGCAATAGGAGTTGTTGCTGGATGGATCTCGATGCTACTTGCAATCATCGTATTAACTAATTAATATGATTCTCCGGGTACTGGCATCCAGCTCTGCCGGCAACGGCTATCTTCTAACCAGTGGAAGTGAGACCCTGATCATTGAGGCCGGGGTCCGCTTCTCCTCGGTAAAGAATGCTCTTAACTTTGACATAAGGAGCATACAGGGCCTTGTTGTCTCGCATGCACATCAGGACCATTCCAAGTATATCAAGGAGTACATGAAGGCCGGCATCGTTGCCTTGGCGCATCATGATGTGTTCATTGCACACAACATTCCTCTTAATGGTCCTCAGACAAAGATCGTGCAGGAGGGAAGAGGCTATAAGATGGGAGGATTCAAGATCCTGCCGCTTGCCGTTGAGCATGATGTCCCGTGCCTGGCATATCATATCCAGCATCAGGACATGGGGAGCCTCCTCTTTGTCACCGACTCATACTGTTTTAACTATGAGATCCCGGGCCTCAATCACGTCCTGATAGAGGCAAACTATGCAGATGATATCCTTGACAGAACAGGCACTCACCCTGCCATGCGGCAAAGGCTGATGCTGACACACCTCTCATTAGAGGCAACAAAGAACATCCTGAAAAGTGTGGACCTGGCAGGAGTAATGAACATTATCCTGCTCCACCTGAGTAACGAACACAGCGATGAGGCCCGGTTCGTCCGGGAGATAATAGAACAGACCGGAAAGAGCTCAGTGCATGCTGCACGGCCCGGACTGGTGGTTGACTTGAGTTTAATGCCATACTGAATTTAACAACAACGACATTATACATCCTATGAAGTATAAAGCAAGAACAACTACTGACCTTTTCTTTCCATTGCCAGTCAACTCAATCAGTATTCCAAATACCGGAATCAACACCGCTATCACAACAAAGAAGAGGCCAGTAATAAGCTGTGGAGCATCCTTGGAGGCTCCAAGTAATGTTACAGCGCAAAGGACCATCCATAACAAGCCTGTTGCTGGACCTATCAGCTTATCGAACAAAGAAGGTTCCTCTTCCATACAATATAATTTTCAGATCAAAGGTAAAAAATGCACTGAGATATGCGGCAGATTAAAAAATGTTCATATCTTTACATCGCTGAATTATGTCAATGGGGCAGCCGACTGCCCGAAAAATAGCGGGCTTTTCTATTTTAGCCCACTACAATATGGCGGTGGTTACTTGCGAGGGAGGAGGACTCCCAGTCCCGTTGACGGATTCAGCAGCGTAAGTGCCACCGCTTTTTTGTTGGCACAAAACTTAAACATAATTGCTATGCTGAGCAAGTCAACTGGTGCCATCGGCACAACCCTTGGGGCATTATCCCCCGAAGAAATCCTAAATGATGTAATCCACTCAGACGATCCACAGAGGCTTCGTCAACATCTTCGCTGTATGGCTGATGCCTACCTCCTGACCGAGGATGAGGCCGGCTATCGCCATTCCGTATTCGCAACCTACATGGTCCTGGATGCGATGTTATCAAAGATTGAAAAGTTAATCCCTAATACTGTTGCTGCATGAACTCAATATTCAAGTATAACCAGAGCCCTGTTACCTTCAGAAACGAAGAAGGAAGAGTATATGTAGATGCCACTGAAATGGCAAGATCGTTTGGTAAGCGACCAACCGACTGGTTGCAGAATCAACAATCACAGGAGTTTATAAAAGCACTGGCCGAAGTGAGAAATAGCACTTTGGCTGATTTAGTGCAAGTTACCAAAGGAGGCAATAATGCCGGCACCTGGTTCCATGAAGATGTAGCCCTTGAGTTCGCCAGGTGGCTCAGTCCTCACTTTGCCATCTGGTGCAATGACCGAATAAAGGAGCTCATGCAGAACGGATATGCCAAGCTCGACAGTATCTCCCGGAAGGACCTCGCAAAGATGCTGCTCCAGGCAGAAGAGGAGAAGGAAAAACTAATCGAGGATGTGATGAAGCTCGGGGCTAAGACGCTTGATCAGCAGAAAGCTCTCGAGGAGGCCGCACCGAAGGTCTTATTTGCTGATGCTGTAACAGCGAGCGAGACAAGCATTCTTGTAGGGGAGCTCGCTAAGATCCTCAAACAAAACGGTGTTGAAATAGGCCAGAACAGGTTATTTGAGTGGCTGAGACAGCATGGGTACCTATGTACCAGGGGAGAGAGTTATAACCAACCGACACAGAGAGCTATGGAGCTTGAACTCTTTGAGCTGAAAAAGACAAGCATTACACAGCCCGATGGGACAACCTTTGTCACGGTCACAACCAAGGTGTCTCCAAAGGGCCAGATATACTTCGTAAACAAGTTCATAAAAGTGGCATAACATGGTGGCTACCTATTCAGATAAGCTAAAGGACCCAAGGTGGCAAAAGAAGCGATTGGAGATATTTGACAGGGATAAATGGACCTGTAAGGTTTGTTGTGATACCAAAAACACATTAGCGGTCCATCATAAGAGATATATAAATGGCAATGATCCTTGGGATTATGATAACGAAGATCTTATAACCGTTTGTGATTTATGCCATAGTATTATCGAAAACTGTAAATCCTACCCAAATTATGCGATGGAAAAGTTGAGAGCATATTGTATTGTAGATGGGGAGGAGGCGGTAGTCTTTTACATTTATGAGAATAGACCCCCAGTAGTTTTAATGAAACGAGGGGCAGGGGTCAGGTTCACTAATCATGATATTAAAGAAGTACGTAAGATTTTAAAAATAAACTAAATGGCAAAGGAACTTCCATATTTCAAGTTTGAACCTTCTGAGTGGATTACCGGAGATATAACGCTCTGCTCTATGGAGGCACAAGGGCTATTTATTAACCTATGTTGCTACTACTGGTTAAAGGGGGGAAGCATTTGCTTAGCAAATGCTAAGCAAAGATTTAGCGGTGCTGAAAAATTGTTTGAGCAACTTATTGGCAACCAAATTATCTCCATTGACGAGGCTGGGAGGGTATCAATAAAATTTCTGGATGAGCAGATGGAGAAGTTTATTGACATCACCGCAAAACGAAGCGAGTCGGGCAAATTAGGCGGTAAAGCAAATGCTAAGCAAATGCTAAGCAAAAGCAAAGCAAATGACAATATAGGAGAGGAGAGAAGAGGAGAGAAGATAAAAGAATATACCTCCCAAGTCATTTCACTGTTTGAGAGTGTTAAAATATTATTCCCGGACAACCTTCGTCCGGCAATCAAAAGAGACAAAGATGCCTGGTGTGACACCCTCGATAAGTTAATCAGAATTGATGGTTATACTCCTGAGCACATTTTAAACATCGTCAGGAGAGCGAGAACAGACCCCTTCTGGTCCAAGAACTTTTTATCCCTTAGAAAACTCAGAGATAACAATAAGCAGGGGGTACGGTTTTTTAAGGTATTCGAGAACCTAAACGGATCTGCAGTAAAACCATTCGGAATCCCCGAAAGGCAAAGAGACTATGCTACACCTCAAACGCAATTCTAATGGAAATAAATGACTTCCTAAACCAGATCAGGCCACCTCAAAGAAAACACTTTGAATGTACTGACAATCACTTTGAGCGCATGCGACTCATTCGCTCCACAGTATGCCCTGACTTCAAGACAACAAGCCAGATCGAAAGGATTTATGTCAACGGAGTCAAGTATTTCAGCAATGACACTACATGCGACTGGGATATAAACAAAGGGCTTTATCTGTATGGAGTTTATGGTGTAGGCAAGACGTTGTTTTTTAAAGTCATGCGGTACTACCTCCATTCATTCAGCAGGGGCCTGGTATGTGTAACCTCAGATGATCTCATGGCCGAGTATGCAATAAGCGGATTTGAGGCTATAATGAAATACTGTGCTACAAAGAACCATAACGGATTAGAGCCAAAGGAGCTGATGATAGATGACTTAGGCCAGGGAGCCAACAGTGTTAAGTTCTACGGCACCCATACTAACGTGATGATTGAGGTTCTTCAGAGAAGATATCGGGTTTTTACCGATGTGTACTTGCGGACCTTCATCAGTACTAACCTGGAGCCAAAGGAGATCAAGGAACTCTATGGCGAATACATATCAAGCCGGATGCAGGAGATGTTCAATGTTATTCTCTTCCCCGGAGAAGATAAACGAAAAAAATAACAACTATGGAACAGACACTAACAGACAACGAAATCAGGGCACTGTACGAAAAGAAGCAGGAGCTCACCTTCAGCCGGGAGAAGCAGATCCTCGGTGCCGTATATGCAGTTATTATCCTTGCGGTATGCTTTGCAGCAGCGATAGGATTATGGGCAGTAGTCATGAGTAATATCACAAGGCCATGAAAGAGAAGTCGATATTATTCAGCACACCAATGGTCCGGGCGATCCTTGAGGGCAGAAAGACACAGACCAGAAGAGCATTAAAAAACCAATCTGATGGGAATGTAGTTATCGCATCACATTTTTGGGAGTTTGCACAATTTATGCTTTCATGTCCTTTTGGACTTATTGGAAATACCTTATGGGTGAGAGAAACATGGAGGCCGAAGCAGCACAACTTTCCTACCGGATGGCCCTATGAGTGGAAGGCAACAGCAGAGGAGGATGGTGTACCTACTGAGGGACCCTGGAAACCCTCGATCTTCATGCCCAAGGAGGCATGCCGCATAAGACTAAGGATTGTTGAAGTGAGGGCAGAGAGGCTTCAGGACATCTCTGAGAAGGATGCCGAGGAAGAAGGGGTAGAGGGCACCTCCCTGGATGGTGGTCAGACAGTGATATACAAACCGTCCTTTGCAGACCTGTGGGATAAAATCAACGGCCCCGGATCTTGGGACAACAATCCCTGGGTATGGGTTATAACCTTCAAGAGAATACAGCCATGATCCGCAGGATGCTGTTATTCCTTTTGCGCTGGGCCTCTGACTGCTCAGGAATGTGCGGCATGGAAGAGCCATGCGGCTATTGTAAACAAAACGAACACAAGATGAAGAAATCAATTACCATGATGATCCTGTTTCTTCTGACAGTGCCAATAATGGCACCGGGAGAGATAGTCAGTCATGATGCTGAGGAACCAGTACACGAGTACCTTCAGCTAATGGCTGACAGATCGCTTGAGATCTTTCTTACCGACCTGGCAATGAAAGAGAGCTCGATGGTGTGGGACACCATCAACGTCATAGGAGCTATGGGCCTGTGGCAATTCACGGAGAATACACTAAGGACCCTCGGCTATGACATCACTGCCGAGAGGTTCAGGACAGATCCTTCATGCTTCCCGGTGGAGACACAGAGAGAAGCCATGATGAAACTGCTCGCATGGAATGAGAGGGTGCTATCAGATATCCTCGATACAACGACCAATAGAGCAGGTGTACTTGCCGCAGCACACCTGGCAGGAGCATACGGAGTGAAGAACTATTTCGCTGCCGGCCACGATGCCAGGGACCGTAACGGCACTTCAATAACAGACTACTTAACTCATTTTAACAATCACAACTATGGCGATATCACCTTACATCATTCCGGGAGTAGATATTAAAAGGCTACTGCCCTTCAACATTCATCATACACTCAAGGGGATCGTATGCAGGATCTTCAGTGTGGAGGAGAAAGAAATATTCTCAAAGACTCGCAAGAGGCCTATCGTGACAGCACGGCAAGCATTTGTAACTGCCCTGTGGGAGCTTGAGCACTGGGGACCATCCAAGATAGGAAGAGAGATAAGCCTTAACCATGCCACCGCCCTGCACTGCCGCAAGGTAGTCAGCAATCTGATTGACACTGACAGAGAGTTCAGGGCCAGGTTTGCACAGGTCATAGCAGAGTACCGCATGGAAGTACAGAAGCACAGGGCAGACACCGAGAGAGCTGCAAGATTATTGGGCCTTCTTCCCCCGGAAAGCGAAAATAGCCCCTCAGAGGCCCGATCTCTCCCCGGGGCTTATACTGATACCACAGAGGAGGAGAAACTGATACACGCCTTAACTCTGGTGGCATAGCAACGAAATTTACTACATAACTGAAGTACGACAAATGGCAAAAATAATAGTACAATTCTCTGGAGGGAAGGACTCACTCGCATCTCTCATTTGGACCAGGAACAATATCACAAAGGATTTCATCACAGTTTTCTGCGATACAGGTTGGGAGAGCGACATCACTTATAAGCACATAGAGCAGGTTGGTCGAGACTTGGGGCTAAATATAGTTACCTTAAAGAGTAAAAAGTATGAGGGCTTCTATGATTTAGCAAAAAAGAAGAAGCGATTTCCGTCAGTACGAGCCAGGTTTTGCACCGAGGAACTGAAAAGCAAGCCAATGATAGACTACATCCTTGATGAAATAAATGATGATGTTGTGATCATTCAAGGTATTCGCAAGGCCGAGAGCATCTCAAGATCTAAGATGAGTGCGCAATGTACTTACTTTAAATACTATGTGCATCCTTATGGAAAAGATAAAACGGGAAAGGACAAGTATCACACTTATAGAAAAAAAGAGATACTCCGGTTTAGGGAAAATCATGCTGACGATATTATAAGGCCTGTATTCGATTGGTCGGGACAACAGGTAATTGATTACATAATTAGCAATGGAATGAGCCCCAATCCGCTTTATAGCATGGGCATGAAAAGAGTGGGTTGCTTCCCCTGTATAATGGCTAATAATGTTGACATAAGAAGTCTGGCAAAATTCTTCCCCGACAGACTTGCGGAGATATGCAGATATGAAGTGGAAGCTGGCAGTACGTTTTTCGGGCCTGATTCAATCCCATCATGGGCCTACAAAGGTGCCTATCCCTTATTACCTGATGTAATTAAGTATGTGACACATAAACTCCCTATGGGTGGCCTGTTTGGTGATGAAGAGCAAAGCTGTATGAGTTTTTATGGACTGTGTGAATAACTAAATATAACGAAATAATGAGACTATTAAAATCAATTCTGAGACAGACGGTGGACCTGCTATTCCTGGGATGCACCATCGCAATCCTTGTCATGTATCTGATGGGGAAACTTGATTATGCGGCATTCTGGCTTGCCGGATGTGCCATCTATGTAGCCGGCAATATCTTCAACAAGGCCCGGCATGCTATATGGATCGAGGATAACAAGCTGAAGCCCTAAATATGCCCATCAAACCCGAGAATAAGCACAGGTACCCTAAGAACTGGCCCGAGATCCGGGAGAGGACAAGGCAGAGGGCAGGTAATAAGTGTGAACAGTGCAAAGTACAGAACCATTCATTTATCTGCAGGGGTAGGTGGAATGGGATAGATGTTTACCAAGATGATAACGGGGCAATATTTAGTGCTGCGGACGGCAGGATTATCACACAGAACTATGTTGGAGACTTAGAGGGCAATGTGCGCTTCATAAAAGTGGTCTGTACTACTGCGCACCTGGACCACAACCCGGAGAATAATGTTGATACCAATCTCCGATTCTGGTGTCAGAGATGCCACAACCGCTATGACCGGAAGCACCGGGACCACACAATCAAGGAATCGAAACTTAAAGGACAACTAACACTAACACTATGACCAGCTACCAGGCACGACTGAAAGAGATCCGGGAGCTCAAGATGGAGATCGAGATCCTGACTGGGGATAATTTCTGTGAGGTTGAAGCGATCAAGGCACGGTACCGCATGAGAAGGGCCCAGGAGAAACAGGCCATGTTTGGAACACGCCAATCAGAGCCGCCATTTAAAACAGGTGGTCTATGGGACCAGATGACTCATGCAGCAGAGGAACCCGAAGAGAAGCCCCTGTTCCCCAGGGCCCGGAAATGGTTTATCATTGTGGCAATCCTTGGGGCGATAGCTCTCCTCGCAGGATACTGGCTCAAGGTCCCTGATGTCACAGTGGTAGGGATCATCTGCATCCTGGCCGTAATTACCGTAGCCTCTTCATTCATTGTCTATGACGAAACGATAACTAAAACAAAACACTTGACATGAGAAAACTCCCCCTGCTCCTGATGCTGCTGCTCTCATGTGATGAGCCATACTTTTCTGACTGTTACGTCTGCAAGACCACAGAGACAAAAGAGTATTGCGACCGCATAGAGCAGATCGTCACGACAGATCCCATCAGATGCGGATGGTCGGCAGAGGAGATCCAGCAGCTTGAACAGAAGCACACATTCACCATCACAGAGAAATGTTTCACCTTAACACAAGAACTGAAATGCAGAAAGAAGTAGCAGAGCTCTCCCGTGACCCGTTCATCGAGACAGAGCAGACAGAGAACGGGATAAAATTAACCCTAAAATACCTGGAAGGGAGGCTTGATACCTTCATGGAGAGTGCTTATGGCGTTTTTTCCAATAATCGGATGCTGGACATAGGCAGAGAGAGCCCCCTCACACGAAGGATAAAAGAGAAGTTTCAATATCTGAGGATAGAGAACACCTATGGAGACTTAGATGTGATTCCCCTGGGAGGAGCGATAAAGTATGATTACATCCTCTTCTCTCACACCATCGAACACCTCTTCAATCCTCTGCATGCCCTGTTACAGATCCGCAAGGTGATGCACAAAGCCTCGAAGATGTTTATTATCTTGCCCAATAAGCCCAAGTTCTTATGGTGGGAGGGCCACTACCACGAGATAGACCGGTACCGCATGGGATTACTGCTCCAGAGGGCAGGGTACAGGATCATCAGCTATGAGAGGCACCGCCTATGGCGCAACTCTGGCTTCTACCTCAAAGGAGTAAGACCATTCATGAGGCTTTTCTTTGAACACATTGACTACTATGAAGTAATGTTATAAAACCTAAACTATGAAAAAACTGATTATCATTTCAATCGTAATGATGCTCTCTGCAGCATCACAGGCACAGATCCTCGGAGTAAATTTCTCATCTGCACTTTCACTTGACAAAGCTGATGTAGTAAAAGATGAGTTACTCTACAAAACAAATGAAGGGTACATAATGCCGTTTGCTCAAACACCAGTAGGAATAAAGCACTGCCTTGAAAAATTCGGGGAGATAATGGAGCTGAACGATCTTGATGTTGACAATGCCTATAAAAAAGATGTCCTTCTTGCATCTTATGTTGACGGACTGACTGATTACGGAAGCCTTAATTCATCATTAAGAGCTGGTAGCTCTGAATTGTATTTCTCATGGGACAAAGCAGGTTACTATGTGGGATTCACAATGACCAGTGAAGTAGTTGCGATATTCTTTATCAAACAGTGATCGCTAACGTATGGGTATATGGCAAGTAGCCGAACACAAATGTTGATTAGAATTACAAATATTAATAAACCGCAAATAGTTTCTAAAATGCCTGACACGGCTATTTGCTATATACATTACTAGGCACAGTTTATTATGAAAATATTTGAACTAAGACCAGTAAAAAACTTAAAAGACGATAACCCTTGGTACCCTTGGTACGATAAAGCCTTTGGATTTATAGTGCGAGCAGAAACGGAAGCCGAAGCCCGTAAGATTGCCAGCGAAAATGCAGGTGAGGAGAATAGGGGTGAGTTTTTAAGTAAAAAAACAGCAAACGCCAAAACGCCTTGGATGGATGAAAAATACTCCACCTGCATTGAGCTTACATGTGATGGCGAGGCTGGTATGATTATGAAAAACTTTGCACGGGCTTAATTGTGCCTAACGGACAAGTATAAACTTAGAAGCCGATGGAACAAAAAATATTACATACGATAGACGAACTTTTGAAGCATAACATAACTCGAAGCGAAGCAGTATCTCTGCTTTTGAGTTTATACAATGTTATGCCCTCGTTGCTTTCTTTCAAAGAGCGTAGGGTAAGGTTAAAACTATCGTTGCGAGATGTGGCAAAGGAAACTAATGTAAGTCCAGCCACTATAAGCAGAATTGAGCGAGGGAAAGAATGTGATTTTGGAAATGTGAAAGCCTTAGATGACTGGTATTCCAGCAATGGGGCATAACTACTTATATAGCAACTAAAGGTATTCATATAAAACCAGAGTAAGAAATTATGAAAGCAGAAGAAGAATTTGCAGAAAAATACTTTCCAATATATAGGTCATATAGACGGAAAGCAACGATAGAATGGTTTAGTAGAACTATGAAAGGAGGAGAGAAATGAACAACGAGGCAAATAAATGTAATTACCATAAGATAAAGATTAATACAGAATCATTATCGAAATTGGCAATTTATCTATCGGGTCTAAAAGATGGTAAGGGTAACTTATTACCACTTGGGACTATCGTCTTAGATGACTTATGGAATGCAATAAGTTATTTGCGTGGTGATGGAAGATATGAGGCAGAGCGAGATATATTATTAGGAGTATATGAGTCAGAGCAAGATAAATTATTAGGAGGAGAGAAATGATACGAAGATTAGTATGGTTATTGTGTATGTTAATAATAGTAGCCTTGTCTTTTGTTATAACTGTAACATTTCTATGGGTAGTCTATTGGATTATAACAGACCGCAATGTAATAGTTGACTTACAAGCTGTAGCAGACTTGGTTGGAGATAAGTGTAATATTAATTGAAAGGAGAGAGCAAATGAGAATAGCCTACGACCATCTCTCAGTCCTCATAGAGGGCGAAGAGTACCAGCTTGAGCTACTGGCGAAGTTTATCAGGACAGCCGGCATGGGAAACAAACCTGCCTGGGACCTCTCACAGGAGCAGAGAGAACACTTTGTATCTGTCGCTGCCGATATCACTCGCAGGATAGCAGAGAAGAAGGTGGTTCATGTGTACCACCTCTATGCCAGGGGAAAGAGAAGGATCTGCCTGGGATTCAAACGTGAGCCTGACACCTACCTGGGCAAGGGCTATGGTCACAACTTCATTGAGGCATGCGATGACCTCCTCCTTTTCTCCTATGGGTTCAACAGCCGCAACAACACCTACAAGGGACGAGAGATATTCCAGGGGGAAGGGTGATAAATAATTTTGACGAATGGCATAAAATATTTGCTGAACCAATGAAGTAAATACTGATGTTTTGCATATATTTGTCAGAGTCAGAATCCTTAAATCATCTTGTCAATGTCAGCCCAGTATGTCCAAATTATCTCCGACTTCACTCTTAATCGTGCAGACCTCTCAGAATATACCCATTGCTTAACAACCCTTTATGAGCAATTTTCTACATCTGATGAGTTTGCAGAGATGCCCTCAGCTCAGAGAAAAGAGGTCCTGAATAAGACCCGTGAGCTCAAAGAGTTGATAGCCAACATTATAAAGGCTGCAAAGAAGCCGGAGCTGGCGGCTCAGGTCACAAAGTAACAAACTTATCTGCCTTTTCGCTCGGAAGCTACCTTAGTTTGTCCGAATATCTTTCCTCGTAATCTACCTCGATATGAGTGAAGTATGCTTCCTCATCCACCTGTCCTCCGATTACCAGAATGTAATACTGGCATGAGTGAGTTGATCTGCCTATTATCAGGCGGCTCTTCTCGCTGAAGGTCTTGCTTGCATTAAGCAGGTACCAGATGATCCTATCTGCCGAACCGAAGAGGTTCACACTGAAAGGATGGTCCAGGGAGTCATTGACGATACCACCTACTACCATGCGATTGAGCTTCTTGTATGCCCTTGGAGAGAGCTTCATGGGCCTTGTTTCAAGATGGATGGTGATAAGACCAGTGAAATCCTCTTCAGACACCTCGCATAGATACGGAGTAGTAGTCTGATCAACAGTCACCTCCCGGTATCCATATACTCTTGGGAAGTCTGGCACGAACCGAATCCACACCTCTGAGATCTTGAACCATACTTTATGAGGCACGGAGTACACCCATGAATAGTTATACGATGGGTTGCAGACGATAATCTCCTTATTGATGTAGTCCCAGGCGATGTTTGCCCCGGAAATATACGTAAGGATATCGGTTGAGCAGAGGAAGTTCCTCACCTGGTACAGATTGGGATTATTGGCAATGGCCTCATAGTTAACGGTCCCCGTCAGCCGTGAGAGGTATTGTCCCTCTGCCAGGGTGCTTATCTCGAAGGGAACGACACCCGTGATGATGAGAAGGCCCTTGTCAGTAGCAAATACTGTCCCTCCGTCAATCATCGTTATGCTCCTAGCGTTGTTACACACCTCCCTTGAGAGAGGCACGATGTTAGTGATGAGTGGATCTCCGTTGCCGATGTTCATGGTCCAGATGCCATCGGTAGTGAAGCAGTACACTGGGAACTGACCAAACTGGCCCTGAGAGAGAGCAACTGAGTTGGATGACATGCCAAGTACCTTCCCATTCCCTATCCGGTAGCTGTTGATGGCCGGGAAGACAAAGGGGTTATCAAGTTCGGTGAGCTGCACCCGGTTCTGATCGTAGTACGTGGTGTTCAGTGCTGTCCTTGCTGCCACCTCATAAGCAGTAAGGGTATCTGAGAACTCATATATACCATAGAGGAGATAGCCGTCATTATCTATGCCTGTACCATTATAGAATGCAAAATTAAGCATCTCATTAGCTGTTAAGGATAGGCTCGAGACGAGATAATATGTAGATCCCAGTCTTAGATAGATCCTTAATGTCTTGGCCCTGGCATCAGGATATGAATAATATCTCTTGAGATTGAAAGTAACAACACCGCCAACTGTGCTAAGACGAAATGTTCTGAACGAGGATTCAACGGTCATTATCCCGGATTGAGTGTGAACATCAACCTGAAAGTAAACATCATATTCATCATATCCGCCACCAGTATCACTCTCAATACATTCTGTGGGATTCGGGCCCTCATAAAGTGTTACCCCCACGTTTCCCAAGAAGATCCTGTTATTATATGGGAACATTGACTTTGCAAAGATGGCATGATGCGAGAAGTTATCCGTTGTCATTGCCGGCCTGGTCTCGAGGCCTACAAAGTTAAGGCTCCCGAGAAATCCAATGAGAGTAAGGTTGAGGACAAACATATCATCAACCGGGACGCTTGCTATCAGATAGAACTGTTCGTCCTTCAGGTCCAGATCAGCAAATATCGGGCAGTCATCAATAGTGCCCTCTATTGGTGTCTGTTGCCTGGTAGCATATACATTGAGAGACTTAATGATGCCTGAATATGGCTTAACTATTGCCTCGTATTCACCCTGGGAGAACGTGCTACTAAATGTAGGATATGCGCCAGTCCATGTAATTGTTCCGGGTGCACTCTCATCAATAGTTGAGGCAACCACACTAAGAGGGGCAGTGTGTTTGACCAATGTGCCATCTACCAGCTCCCATGCAAACCTAAATGCCACAGGGCCCGTGATGGTATGCGGATTGGAATCTGCTATCTGCACGAGGACCTGTGCAAGGGCATCAGCCGCACCGCTTACAGTAAGATCCACAGGGGAGGCGAAAGGAATGCCGCCAACAGGAGACGTAGCAGTATAGTCCATGCTTGGTATTTCGGGCCATCCGTCCTCGAACACTTTATATGTCAGGGTTGTGGGGTCGTACACAAGTACCGCCATCTTTTCCTGGGTGATGTTACTGATGAGAAGTGACCGATGCAGTGCACTAAAGAGGAGCTCATCAGTTTCTTCGACAACAATGAGCTGTGCTGCTACAGCATTGGCAACTCCGTTAACATACACAACGTATGTTAAATACCAAATCATATCATCAAGTTCCTTCCCGATATAGATCTTTGTCTCATCATCTATGGTGTGGATGCAGAGGATATCAGTGAGGTCTGCCTGTGCTACTGCCTCCTTGGGGCCGACAGGCCTCCATGCTCCGTCCTTGGGTCTGAGATTGATGATCTCCTGCATAGTGCCATCGGCTACCCTGTTGTCGGGGAGGTTGCGGACAATGCCTCCTGCCAGTTCAATTACCTGCTGTGCCATTAGTGTCTTTCTTTTGTGATTGGTGAAGTATTATCTGTGATGTCATGAAGGCAATGATGCTCTGTGGGTTGTTGTCATTGGGGTCAGGCATTTCTACCTTGGTGGTTCCCACATCATGCACTACCCTGAGAGCCCTTGAGAGTTTGTCAAGGTCCTTCTCGTTCTTTGCTCTCGCATGTACCTTGGTCAAAATGTATTCCTTGACATCATATGCAGCCTTCTCAAACCTTTCCTTTTTCTTTTCTATGTCCTCATTGACTAACTGAACCACAAGCTCTAAGATGCCCTCCCTGGCTGCTGTCATGCTATACATCTGTGTCCATACGGATATGGTCTTTCGGTCCATCCCTACCTGCTTTGCTGCCAGAGAAATGTTGTACCCTGTTGCTATTACTGCCTGTAATGCTTTGATTTTCTCTTCAGAAGTATATCTCTGGAAGCCTTCTTTAGTTTTTATCTTCTCGATAATCTGGTCCTCTGTCTTTTCCTTGATCCCTTCCCGTGACCTGAGTTGCTGTCGTGCTGGCATGTGAATTGAATTTATGTCAAAGGTGCTATGTCACAGAATGAAAAAGAGGATTAATTGTCCTGATTTATGGATAATTAATCCCTATCAATAGAAAGTCATGATTTATGTTTACCACCGTTAATTAACACATACATTCAATCATGATTGGCACAGCCCTGGCAATAGGTTCGGTAGTGTCCGGTTTATTCGGCACAATAGGCTCTGCCCGAGCCAATAACAAGATTGATGAGCAGCTCAGGCGCAGACGCTCAGAACTCGATACCTGGTACGACAAAGAGTATAACACTCCTTTTCTTGATACCACACAAGGGAAGTCTGCCATCCAGACCCTGCGCACCCAGTACGATGACATGATGAAGAAAACGGCACAGAACAATGCCATCTCAGGTGCATCGGACGAAATGAAGGTAGCAACGGCAGACAAAGCTCAGAGAGGATATGCCGACAGCATAAACAAGATCGCAGGGTATGGCACAGAGTATCAGGATGCTATTCGCAGAGAGTACACAGGGCAGAAGATAGGCCTTGATAACCTCGAGGCTCAGAACCTTCAGGGGAAGTCGCAGAACTGGTCAAACCTCATGAGCAATGCAATGAACGCAGGGATAGGGTTCGCCCAGGCTGATGCCGATGGAGCATTTAAAGACTGGGATAAAAAACTCTCAAGTTTATTCAAAAGAAAGAATACGGCAATCCCTTCGACAAATACATTCAATTACGAGTAATGAAAATTTCAGGGATCTATAAAATTCAATCTAAGTGCAAGCCCAACAGGAGCTACATTGGCAGTGCTGTTAATATTCATAAAAGGTGGCAATATCACCATGAAGATTTGAGAAGAGGAAATCATCACTCTAAAAAACTACAAAGACATTACGATAAATACGGAGAGGCCGATTTACAGTTTTCTGTAATTGTTGGTTGTGATAAGGCAGACCTCATTAAGACAGAACAATATTTTATTGACTCTTACAGACCTTACTTTAATAGCTCCCTGACTGCTGGGAGCACTATGGGAATGAGTCTAACTCCAGAGCACAAGAAAAAGCTAAGTGATGCTCATAAGGGCAAACCGTCATGGAATAAGGGGCTACATATAAGAACAAATGATGCTCTTATAACATGGCGCAATAGTGGTGGAGTTAATCATAATAAAGGCAAGAAGGGATTATTGAAACATTCGGATGAGACTCGTAGGAAGATGAGCGAGGCACATAAGGGACGAAAGAAGTCGGAAGAAACAAGGCGCAATATGAGTAGAGCTCAAAGAGAAAGACCTAAAGAGATAAATAGAAAAATAAGTAAAGCGATGGAAGGGAATAAAAGATCGCTTGGAAAGCACCACACTGAAGAGGCAAAAATAAAGATTAGTATGGCACGTCAGGCCAGTATCGCTGCCAAGGAACTTTTATCATTTGATAAAAATTAATATAGCCGACTATGCAACAAGAGTACCCATATTCCTCCATCTTCGATTACGATGAGTATGTAAAGGAAGAACAGGCTAAGAAAGACCAGAGTGATGCTGCACAGCGTAAAATAATGAAAACCAATGCCATTGGTGATGCCTTCCGGTTACTCTTCGATACGGTAGGGGCAGGGAAGAACGCCACTGTAGTTCCCAAGGCCGTTAACCCGGGGATTATGGGAGCCAGTAATGAGCTGCTGAGATCCAATTCAGAGTTCGGAACCCGTAAGGACCGCATTAGGCTGACGGAGATAGCTGCTAAACAGAGGGACATGGATAATCAGGTTGCATGGGACAGGCAGAAGGATCAGCAAGAATGGGCGGCAGGACAGGCAAGAGAGCAGAGAACTCATACTGACGATGTTAATAAGACAAACTTTGAACAGCAGAAGGAACTTGAGGCCTTTAGAACCGAGAACCAGGGCAAGCTCTATGAACAGGCATCAAGGGCAAGGATGAATGAGACAGCGCAAGAGTATAACCTACGGAAAGAGGCGGCAGGTGTTGATGCTAATAACCCCTACCAGGTACGATACAGACAGCAGTACGGCACCAAGGCACCGTTCACAACCATAGAAGATATGGAGAACGGCATGACCATTCCAATATCAGAAGGTCAGGCAGGGGCTATCATTAAGATGCTCAGACAGGACCCGGCAATACCTGTCGTGATAAAGAATAAGATACAGCCGGAAGATCTCAGAAGCAACACACAGATAAAGCAATATGTGTTTGAAAACTGGGACAGGTACAAGAACATTGTTCGCAAGATGGCGATGGGAGAGGCAGTTACAGACGGTGAGATCCAAAGTGTAATGACCGAGGGGGCCAAGCTGAAGAAGAGAAATGACTACGATGCAGAACTGCAGAAGATAAACGAGAGAGATATGACGGCACGGAAGAGGGTGAAAGAGATAAAGGCTCTCAACGGGAAGTATTCAGATCTATTCATAAACGAGCCCACAGTGCCGGCTATACTTGAGCCGGACAGCCAGGGTGTCACCGATGTAAGCGCAATCTTCAATTAGGCCTGTTATGGACGATAAGCTGAACCTATTTTACCAGTCGCTCACCGCTAACCCAAATATCAAGGGACTACCATCTGACTTTGAAACCTTCAGCAGGACCCTTCAGGACCCTGCCAAGAGCGAGATGTTCTACCAGTCGCTCAGAGCCAATCCCAATATCAAGGGTATTCCTGAGAGCTATGATGAGTTTGTCAATGGCCTCGCCATCAAAGCAGGTGGAGTGTCAAAGGAAGATGCAGAGGCAGAAAACATCCTCAACCTGGATGAGCTCGCCAAGGGACAACAGGAGTGGCTTGACAAGAACGCTTATCTCGGTGAGGCAAAACAGAACTTCCATCAGGCAACAGAGAAATCCCTGCAGAAGGGAGGCCTTGCCCTCGGACAGATGGCGGTCAACATACCACAAGGTATTGAGGCAATAGCCAATGCGCCCATGAGGATGTTTGCTGATGCAGCGATAAAGAGGGAGCTCAGGAAAGGAACCATCAGCCAGGAGGATGCGCAGATCCTCATGCAGGAGAAAGACTTATGGGTGCCGAAGAAAGGATTAGGAGCAACACTGCCATCAGTTGACACTGAGACCATAGGCAATACCATTGCTGAGGGCAAGGTTGCCAAGTGGTTTGATGATAACATCGAGCGCAAGACAGAGGAGATAACCAGGTGGGATAAGAGTGCAACTGATTATTTCAAGTCAGGTCAGTATGGTAAGGCTCTCGAGGCTACCATAGGCAGTATAGCAGAGTCTCTTCCGATGACTGTTGCTGCTATGTTCGTCCCCGGTGGAGCTGCCTTCCTCGGTGCCGGCACCGGGTCAGTAAAATATGACGAGATAAAGGACCGGGAGGACATGACCGAGGCCATGAAGATGGCTGATGCAGTCATGACAGGTACATTCGAGTGGTTATTCGAGTGGCTTGGCACTGAGCAGATGGGTAAGATGCTGAAATCTTACTACATGCAGAAGGGAGGCAAGGGCATAGAGCAGCTCTTCACCTCTGATGCCATGAAGGGTATCATCGCAAAAGGGTACAAGAGGTTCGGATTATGGTTCGCCCCAGTACATGAGGGTCTGTCAGAGGGCCTTACTACCATAGGACAGAACGCTGCATCAAAGTTCTCAGGGGAGAATCCAGAGGTAGGGTTGTTCGATAACGTCCCGGAGAGCATTGTTGTCGGTGCAGGGATGGGAGGTGTGTTCACCATGACCACAGACCTGGCAAAGAAGGTCAAGGACGGTGAGTTCTACAAAGGAGAGGCCGGACAGGTTGCCGGTCCTCTCAATATGCCACAGGACCCGGAGACACAGATACGTCAGGAGGGACAGAAGTATGTATGGAAGGGTGGAGATCCAAACGTCCCGGAGAGCAATATCGTCAAGTTCGCAAGCCTGAAGGACGGACGCAAGGTTGTGCTCACCAATACCAATGATGCAGAGGACGAGGCTAATATGGTCCTCACTGCCTACGATGCCAACGATCCTGCCGGTAAACCATTCATGGTCAAGGGCACCGATGTCATGGAGTCTAAGGATGTGCCTTACGATGAGTGGGTTGCCAATGAACTGAACCAGTATAATGCTACCAAGCAGAACCTTGACAAGCAGGTAACGACAGCGCAGTCACCCTATCAGCCCGGGCAGACAATAGAATACCAGGGTAAGAAGTGGGGTGTAGCCGATGTGAATACTGACGGCTCCCTCATTGTTGACGAGATTACCGAGGATGGTATCGGTGCCAGTGCACAGATCAAGCCGGAGGACTTCAATAAGATCATAGGGGCACCTGCACAGCAGGGAGAAGTAATTCCTGGCGAAACAGGGAGTACTCCCCAAATGCCCCCAAATGCCCCCGTTGAGGGTCAGGCAGTTACAGAACAGCCTCAGAAGCCACAGGCACGAAAGATATCAGACGGCAAGGCAGAGCTGACCATCACACCCCAGGAGAACGGCAACTATGTTGTGGACCAGGTGTATAATACTCAGAAGTCAGCCGAGACAACAAAGAATAAGTTGCAGGAGCTATATCCCAAGGTGAAGTTTGAGGTGGTCATGCAGGACAGCGGAGATCCATTCACCCCGGATGAGTACCGCATACATGCCGTTGTGCCACAGAAACCGGTACCCAAGAATCCTCCTCCACCACCAGCAGCCTCAGCACAGGCAGAGATACCGACAGAACAGGAACCTGTTATAACACCTGTTATAACAAAACCTGTAACAAACCCTGAAGATGAAGATGTAATTGAAACTGTAATTGAAACTGCAATAGACGTTGACAGGGACCTGAGCACATATACTACTGAGGAGCTTGATAACCTGATTGTTCAACTTGAAGCAGGTATGCAAGACATACTTGACCAGGGAGATACAGAACGTGCAGCAAAACTTAATGAGCTCATTGGCAGGGTTATAGATGCTCGCAATGAACAACCTGTAATACCAGGGAAAGGCCTCAATCCAAGAGAGTTTAAGGCTGGTGACTTTGTTAAGAGCGTATATGACGGTAAGATATATGAAGTCATCGAGCCTGACAATAAGGGCATGGCGAAGCTCCGTAATGAAGCCGGAACCATTGAGCCCTGGAACGCCTACAATAATGCTCACTTTGTCAAGTATGATAAGGCTGACGTTGACGTAATTGCCGCAAGTGACCAGGTTGACACAAAGCCCACAGAAGCAGAGAAGAAGGCTGGAAACTACAAGAAGGGCCATGTGAAAGTTCAGGGGCTTGCTATTACCATCGAGAACCCTGCCGGCACAATTCGCTCAGGTGTGGATAAGGATGGAGAGAAGTGGTCCAATCTGATGAACAATACCTATGGCTACTTTAAGAGGACCAAGGGTAAGGATGGCGATCAGGTAGATGTGTTCCTGGGAGACAACCTTGACTCTCAGATGGTCTTTGTCGTTGACCAGGTTGACCCGGGCACCGGCAAGTTCGATGAGCATAAGGTAATGCTCGGGTTCAAGACAGCAGACGAGGCCAGGGAGAACTACCTTGCCAACTATGATGCTGACTGGAAGGGACTCGGGAACATAACCACAATGTCAGTCACTCAGTTTAAGGAGTGGCTTGGCAATGCTACCCGTACCAAGAAGCCGGCAGCAGAGGTTGACTTCACTGCCGGAGCCAAGAAGATCTCACAGAAGAAGGGGTGGCCCATGTCAAAAGAGGATGAGGCCATGCTTGCCAAGGAGCCGCAGTCATTTGAAGAAGGGGTGCTGCAGTTCCTCCTGGGTGGTGGTCGTATCTCGATGGAGGATTACTATACTCACTTTGGCAGGAACAACACTGAGAGACTGAAGAATATATGGATGTACTCGAAAGAGGGCATCAGCCTCGATAAACTCAATGAGGTTGGTGTATTCCAGAGGTTCCCCAATCTTCTCGTGGGCATGGAGGGAGCAATGGACCAGGCAAATGCCTTTGCAGACATCCTGAGAGGCATGGCCGGTCGCAATGATGTCAGGTCAAGGCTCAGGGCAATACAGGAAAAGACGGATGCAGCCACAGTAGAGGTTCCTCTCACAGAAGATGACGAGCGAGCTGAACTTATCAACATGGCAGACGAAACAGTGCCGGATGCCATTGAAGATCCGGCAATTATGTCTATCTTTGAGCAAGAGCTCAGTGAGTTAGGTAATACTATTGAATCTTTACGGGACCTTACAGAGAGTGACCCCGACTATTTCAAAGTATTCCCATACGGTCTTAATGAAAATCAATTTAACGAATTAAAGAAGATCCTCAATGACACCGGAAGAACGAGTAAAATACAGGAATGGCTTGATAACCATCGCCAAGGTGAGAGCAGAGGCGAAGGGGACACAGCCGTTACAGGAGATGAAGGAGCTGAAGGCCGAGATGCTGGAGCGCAGGATGAAGAGGGAGGGCCTGATACCGGAACAGACACCGGAGAACAGCCAGCAGGAGACATAATTCCCGAGGAAACACCTGCTCCTCCCGAGGACGATATTGACCGTCTCAACAAGATCCTCACCTTAAATCCTCCCGGAAAGTCCGGCATTGAACAGGCTCGTGAAATTGCGCAGAGCATATATAACCTTGAGTCCCCGGCAGAATATCTTAGAGAACTCAATCTGCCAAAAGAGGTAGAGAGATTCTTCAACTCTCTCAAGAAGTCTGAGACAAGCAGTTATATCTGGTCTGTTTATGGTAGAGGGTTCAGACCATTCAACGGCAATAAAATCAACGATTTCTTTGCTTATGTAAACAACCGAGTCAAAGCTATTGAGGCCTCGATCCTGGAGAAGAAAGGATTTGATGTTAACCTGGTTGAGAAGGCTGATGCCAACAGGATATGGTTCACTAATGGAGTGTTCCTGAGCAAAACAACGGGCAGCCATAAAGGTGATGCCAATCATTTCTATGCCGGTACACAAGTCAATCTAAGAGATGTTGTATATAAGAAGCTGATGGCACTTGTCTCCCAAGGACTTATTACAGAGGAACAGGCATATCAGGTAGATGATGAGGTAAAGAAAGAGGTATCAGAAAAGGGAACAGTTGCAATAGTTACTCCCGAGAACGTAGGAGAGTTTAATGAGGCAGCCGTTAAAGCATACCTGGACGAGCTTACTCGTGTAGGTAAAATGGATGTCCTGCAGCCAGGACAACTATCAAAAGACATTGCCAAGTACTTTGGTATCAAAACATACTTCGATGATACCACCATCTATCTTAATAAGCCGGTAGAGGAAGTTAAGCCAGAGGTTAACCCGGAAGAGGTGCCTCAGAAACCTACCAAGGAAAAACAGCAAATTCAGAACCTCAAAAACATTGTTTATGCTGAGATTAGTCTGGATGACCATAATGCAAGGATAAGGGAGCTCAAGGCCATCAAGGAGCCAACCAAGAGACAGCAATCAGATCTGAAGGCAGCAACCCTCGCAGCAGAGCATACACAGGGAAGAATAGACAAGTACCTGGCAGAGATTGATGAGACTGTATTACCCAAGGATAAGATCAGTGAGATAAAGCGGCTCATAAGAGAAACAGAGCAGCTTAATGTCGGTATTGGGCAAAGAATCCTCCGCATACAGGACCAGAGAGATGCAAAAGAAAGATCCCTTCAGAAGAGAAATGAACTACTCGGAGACAGGCAACAGGAGGAGAAGAAAGCAGCCGGGGAACAGTCTCTATTTGGTGGAGAAAGTACATTCGCACCAACAGGGAACAACTTACAGGCTGCCCTGGCTCCTTTTAATGATGCAATAAAGAAGGCAGAGGAGGAGATAGACCGCAATAACAATATCCTTGATCAGAAGATTGACCTTGCTATAAGTGGAGCTCAGACAGAGATAAGAATGGAGACACCACCGGAGGAGGAAGAGAAAGCCCCGGAGGAGGTTACACCACTGCAGCAAGAAGAGAATGAGTCAGAGGATGAACCGATGACTGATGAGGAGATTAAGCAGGAGCAACAGGATCTGCTTGAGAGCGAAAAAGAAGTTAATGCTATCCGGGATTTCGGGGCAAAGATAGGAGGTGCCAGGAAGGATCTTGAACTTAATACAGATAAGAGGTCTGGTAACAGGAAAGATGCAACACCACAGTGGATGAAGCATTGGAAGCTCGGGAAGAGAGAAGATGGCACATTCCAACCCTTTAAGGTAGCCGGTGATGGTCCGCTATCTGATCGTGTCGTTGTGTACCGGTTCCGTGAGATATTCAAAACAGAGGCAGAAGCAATACAGGCAATACAGCTCACATGGATAGCATCTAAATTCAAGATAGGCACTGACCGCAACAAGAAATATGAGGTCTATCGTAAGGCAGGGGAGCGCAAGCGTCACACGATGCAGGACGGCTTCGAGACAATGGAGGATGCCTACAAGTGGATGATCGAGAATGCCGATATGCTTATCAACTTTAAGCCGGCATTCCCTGAGAGGCCGCATATTGATAACATTCAGCGCACTGGTAAGGAGTATCGCAAGGAAGATGTGACCACAGCACAGTTCCAGGATACCTTCGGATTCACCGGAGGGGAGTTCGGTAACTGGGTGCCGCAGGATGAGAGACAGCGCATCCTCAATTATGCCTTTGATGGTCTCATGGACCTTGCTGACATACTCGGGGTACCACCCCGGGCTCTCTCTATGAATGGACAGCTATCTATTGCCTTTGGTGCCAGGGGACAGGGGCTTAGTAAGGCAGCAGCTCATTATGAAAGAAACAGGGCTGTATTCAATCTCACAAGGATTAATGGTGCCGGTTCAGTAGCTCATGAGTGGTTCCATGCTCTCGATCATTATCTTATGACCGTTGATCGTGGTGTGACACTTGAGAAAGACGAAAAAGGTATCGTAAAAGCATCTAAGAACAGAGATACCGACTATCTTTCGCATGGTGGTGCAATAAGAAGCAAGGCCCGTCCTGAAGTAACAGAGGCATTCAAGAAAGTACTTGACACCATATACAAGCAGCCCAAGATTGTCGAGGTCTCCCTGGAACGCTTTGCAGCAAGGATTGAAGAAGGACAGAAGCAGGTGGATATGCAGCTTAACGGCATCCGCAACTACCTGACACGGCAGAGAGACTGGGGCAAAAAGAAGTCTCCGGCAACACCAGCACAGCAGCAGAGGCTCGACACATTGTTAGAGAGGATCAAAAATAGAGACTATGGAGATCCGGCAAAGATCGAAACCAAGAGCAGATTCATCGGCAGCTTGCCAACAACCGAAGTATTTAAGGCCCTCAACGAACTTTATGTTGAGATAGCAGGTCACAGTGCCTATAAGTATTCAGAGGGAAGAAGATCTGGTGCCGTAGCAGAGCTTGAGCAAAGAATTAAGTATCTGGATGATGCCAAATCCTCATTTGATAAATACTCCAAGGACAATAAAGAGGAGCGCAATACGCCTACCAAGTATTACTATGATGCCAAGGATATAGATGCGATGCGAGCATCTGACTACTGGACCACAGAGCATGAAATGGCAGCCAGGGCCTTTGAGTCATGGGTTGAGAGCAACTTGGACGAAAGAGGGCAGTTAAGTCAGTACCTCGTTCACTCAACCAAGAACAGCTTCTATAAGATATTCGGGCTAAATCCATACCCGGAAGGAGTTGAAAAAGAGAGGATAGATGCTGCATTTAAGAGATTATTTACTATCTTAGAGGCTGTAACAGACGAGAAAGGACAGGTAGGATTACATGAGCCGTCACCGGAATATATCACCAGCAAAGGGGTCTATAAAACAACAAGGCCGCCAGAGTTCCCCGAAGGATTATCGTACCTTTCTGAAGCCTCCAGAGCAGCTACCGCCAGACAAGGTAGCCTATGGGAGTCGGATAATTACGATCCCACACCCACCAGTGATCGAGTAACATATTTCGAGAGGATACTCGTTAATAGGGGACAGGTTAACTTTATCGGTGCTCCTCTTACGGGAACTCCGAAGATAACCAGTCCTGCTGACGTTGCATTCCTCTTCAAGAACCTCGAGGATGCTGCGACAGAGAATGCTTTTGCCGTTCATATTCTGCCTGATGGCAACTACCAGGTGCAGTACCTTTCAACATCAGGTACAACATCAACACTTATTGATGTCAAACTTATCGTTGCTGCAGCGAAGGAGCTTGGCTCTCAGAGTGTGACCTTAGTGCATAACCATCCATCAGGCCGGGTAGATCCGTCAGAATCAGATAAGTCAATACAGGGCAAGCTATTAGATGCACTTACAGATATTGGTGTATCTCTTAATGATGGTGTTATTATTGATACAGACCAAGGCATATATGGAGTCTTTAGCCACTACAATGAAAGACAGGAGAACTACTCTAAACAAGACTACAAGACATCTCAGGAAGTTGATGTTCTTCAGTTTGAGAGGACAAAACTCTATATCCCAAGCACGGAACTCACAAAGATAGGACAATCGAAGGATGTTGCCGAATACCTAAGCAAAATGAAAAGGGGAACCACCCCTAAGCTACATGCCATTATTCTTAACCGGCAGAACAATGTAACCAAGTACCTGCTTTATGATGAATCCATAGACAGCGACCAGCTTGCCAAGGAGTTAGTATATGAAATAAGCAAGCACGGAGAGAGTGCTGTCATTGCTTCAAATAAAGAGTTTAACAGCTTATTCCTTCAGCGCATAAAGTATGCACTCAAGCCCCTTGGTTCCCAGCTCCTTGATGCCATTGTCATCAAACAGGCAGATGATATTGTCAATAACTATAAGAGTTTAGCTGATGAGGGATTAATAAATGAGCCAACAGCACCATATCAAAGCCCTCAAGATGTTCTGAACGATCAGATTGCACAATTCCGCATCTCGGATGATGTGTATTTCTCACCTATCGAGAAGGCCCTCGAGGCTATCAAGCAGGAGAAAGGTACTCCGCAGCAGTGGAAGGCCATGCTCCTGAAGAACGGAGCGAAACAGGCCGAACTGGACTGGATGGGATGGGATGACCTGGCAAGCAGCAACCCCTCCCTTACCAAGGATAAAATTGCCGTATGGGTAGCTGCCAATAAGATAGAGATCAAGGAGGTTGAGTACAAAACAGGGGCTGAATCAGTTCCATTTGAGAATTGGAGTAATGATGAGCTTATTGCTGAGTATGCTGAAAGGTTCCCAGGCATAGATGTAGATGGGATGCAAAGTATGACTCGTGAGGAGCTTCTTGCTGAAATGATAGGTGATGATTTTCATGATTTACCTGATGATCCTCTTAAACCCAAGTATTCACAGTACCAGCTTCCCGGTGGGGAGGACTATCAAGAGCTGCTGCTGACCATGCCATTGCCGGAAAAAGAACTTGAACTTCCCGATGGTTATTATGTTGTATCAAATACAGATCCCGGTATTGCGTGGCCTTACTATGTTGTAAACAGAGAGGGTGTTAGAGTTCCTGATACAGGAGGGACGAGTCAGGAGGGGGCCATTAAAAAAGCAAATCAACTCCTTGGATATCAGAATAAATTCTATAAATCTAAACACTGGGATGAGTCAAACGTCCTCGCTCATGTAAGGTTCAATACTCGCAGGACCGATGATGGCAGGACAGTGCTCTTTATCGAGGAGATACAGAGCGACTGGGCACAGCAGGGTAAGAGGACAGGATTTGAAAATACAAATGAAAAGCGGAGATTTAATACTAAGAATACCTCTATTGAGAAAGATGATGTAAACGGTACCTATTTTCTCAGGTACGATAATGAAATAATTGCTGACTCTTTCGCATATCGCTTTTCAAGTTCAACACCAGAGCAAATTCATGGATATTTGCTGAATGTAGCAAATGAAATGCCCATGAATAATTTACGGCCTATGGTCGCTGACATGCCGTTCAAGCAGACCGACCAGTGGGCCGGCCTTGCTCTCCGAAGGATGATACGTTATGCTATTGACAATGGTTATGATGCTGTTGCATGGACCCCTGGTTCGGTACAGAATGAGAGATATGACCTGAGCAAACAGGTGGATGAAATAACCTATTCCTATAATACAAATGATGAGATTTATAAGATAAGCGTTCATAAAGACGGTAATGTAGAGGGCAATTTCAACTTAACGGAGAATGAACTTGAGGGGACGGTTGGCAAGGAAATAGCCCAAAAGATGATTAATGGAGAATCCACTAAGGAATACTCTACGGGAGTTAAATCCCTATCAGGAATTGACCTCAAAGTTGGCGGCAAAGGCATGATAGGCTTCTATGATACCATCCTGCCCTCAGTTGCAAACAAGATAGGCAAGAAGTTCGGGAGCCAGACTATAACTGGATCAGTGCAAACAAGTAAGACTGTTGAATTTATTAGAATACAGCCTGATGGGATGGCAACAGTATATGATATAGACGATAATCCTTTGGGGACATTCGCCAATAGATCAGATGCAGTTGCTTTTGCCAATAGAAACACAAGTATCCAAGTACACACCCTCCCCATCACCGACCAGATGCTCAATACCTATCGTGAGGGCATCCCACTGTTCCGGGCACCACAGAGAGGACCGGAGAGGCGCAGGGACGTATCAGACTATCTCACCGAGGACACAGACCGCAGAGAGAGAGACATGCGAGGCACCTTCGAGCTGTGGTCCGACAGGCTCAACACCAAGATCAATGTAGTGGGTACCCGTGAAGAGCTGCCGGCACATATAAAGAGAATCGCAGAGAGGGACCACAAGAACAGCAGGATCTCAGGGATATATGACCCTGCAACAGATCAGGTGTATGTTGTGCTTGCAGAGATGAGAGAGAGCGAGGTAATGCCTACCATCCTGCATGAGATAGTAGCACACAAGGGCCTCAAGATGGTCATTGGCGAGGGCTATTCTGACATGCTGAGAGACATCTACGACAGCATGAGCCAGAACGAGATCTCACGAATAGCGCATCTGTATAAGACGGACAATAAGCTCATCATTGCTGATGAGTACCTGGGCCACATGGCAGAACAGAATATTGAACCATCATTATTTAAGAGGACCATTGCAAGAATACGCCAGTGGTTCAGGAGACTGTTTAAGATCAACTTCAGTGCTAATGACATCCACTCGATGTTACTCCGCAGCCGAAGGAACCTCGAGAAGCAGATGAAGCCAAAGCCGAAAGACTTTGAGACTCCGGGCGAATACATTGATGCTCTCACAGCATGGCATGGCTCGCCTTACAGCTTTGATAAGTTCTCTACCAGCAGAATAGGGACATCAACAGGACTTAACCTATCGGGATATGGTCTGTATTTCACTGATAAGCCCGAGGTAGCTAAAGCCTTTGCAGAGAAAGCAGCTTACCGTGAGAAATACCTTAGCAGAGCAATGAACGAGGTAGGTACTACCGGTGCTGAATGGGTAAAGAAAGCTCTTTACCATAGCAGAGGCAACCACGAAAAAGCTCTGACATATCTCCGTGAGATGCAGGATAAGTACAACGAGCAGCCTAAGATAGCAAACAGGCTTGCCCGTGTGCTGAAATTCATGAATAAGTACCCTCTGCCACAGAACAGATATCTCTATGAGGTGATGTTCACCAGGGGCAAGGGACCTAATGACATGAACTGGCTCAGTCAGCGTGAGATACTAACCAATGCTCAGGCAGCGAAGATCTCACAGCAGTTGAATAAGGAGGGCATCAACAACGGCACCCTTGACTTTGCATTGTGGAGCACGACCCCGGCAGAGAAGGTGTATGACCTTCTCACCACTACCCTCGGATCAGCAAAGGAGGCCTCAAACTTCCTCCTCCGTGCCGGCATTGACGGCATCAAGCTCACAGCAGCGAATGAAGGGACCACTTATCTCCTGTTCAATGACGAGGGAGTGCAGATCAAAGATAAGGTGCAGTTCAGAATAGGCGAGACAGAGGACCCGGAAGATCCCAACAAGCCCAAGGGACCGCCTAAGAATATCCTCCGTACAAAGAGAGAGCTCCGCAGTGAGCTGTGGCAGAACCGCATGCTTGCCATCCGTGAGTGGCAGAATAAAATAAGGGGCCTGGGAGGGAAGATAACAGAGATATCCAATCCATACCGGCAGGAGAACCTGTCACATGGGATGGTGAAGAATGCCATCCAGACCTTTGACAAGGAGCAGGGCAAGGAGTTACTGAGTGCTGCCGCAGAGATAATGACCAAGGGCAACATGAGCTATGCAGAGCTGCAGGAATATATGCAGGTCAAGCATGCCCCGGAACGTAACAACAGCATCTGGCGCAAGCAACAGATAGCCGCAGTGTTAAAGAACCCGGATCTCACACCCCTTGACATTGAGTTCATGGTTGACAAGCTCAATACCACAGAGGCCCCGGATGAGACAAACTTCTCCGGTTATACGACAATAGAGGCCCGGGAGAAGGCAGCTAACTTTGAGTCACGACTGCCGCAGGATATGATAGACCGCTTCTGGTCCTCAGTGAGAAATGCGACTGACTTCACCATCAAAAGGTGGCTCGCTGATGGCTTCATTGATATGGAGACATACCTGAAGATCAAGAAGCAGTTTCAGTATTATGTGCCACTGAGGGGCTGGCAACCGACAGAGGCCGATGACTTCATCAGTTATCAGACCGAGGATATAGGCAAGACCGTTAACCCCATGCGCAGGGCCTTCGGACGTAAGACCAGGGCTGAAGATCCGATGCAGTATATCTTTAATATGGCTCATACAGCCGTTGTCACCGGAGAGAAGAACCGGATAAAGCAACACGCAGCCCGTCTTGTCAAGGACAACAAGGACATGAAGTACCTGCACCGCTTCAAGAAGGTGTATGCCGTATGGGATGGCACCTATGATGAGAAAACAGGACTGAAGAACTACACAGAGGTCAGCGAGAGGCCGGATGAGGACCTATGGAAGAGAGGCATGGTACGGCAGAAATTCGACCTGTCACACACTAAGAGAAGGCCTAAGTCACTGGCCCAGGAGCATGAGATAGATGTGTTCATTAATGGTGAGAAATACACTATGGTCCTGCCGGCAGACGTAGCCAATGCCCTCAATAAGACACCGTCCAAGTGGGATGATGTGGCATTCGCTCTCCGGGAAATGAGGATCGGGCAGTTCACTAGGTGGATGTCTGCCAACCTCACCTCAAAGAACCCGGTATTCATACCGATAAACCAGATGCGAGACCTTCAGTATGCTACCCTTGCACACTTTATCAAGGGCAGTGGCCCGGAGGCAGCAAAGTTCATCAAGATACTGCCAAAGGCCCGAAGAGCTATCATACAGCATCTTAATGGCAAAGGCGATCCCAAAGACCCGATCTATAAGATGTATCAGGACTTTATGGTCAACGGAGGAGAGACAGGATATGTGCACCTCAAGGATATTGACCAGCTCGCAGTGGAGATAAACAAAGAGCTTTCCCGGTTAACCGGTAAAAACTCGTCCTTTGATAAGCTCATCCATGCAGAGATCCTTCGTAAGCTCGGAGGATGGATGGAGCACATGGCAATACGTTCAGAGAACCTCTCGAGGTTTGCAACGTACCTGGTAGCCAAGGAGCAGGGTAAGACAGACAAGGAGGCCGCATACGAGGCCAAGGAGATAACAGTGAACTTCAATCGCAAGGGAAGGATATCATCTCTCATGGGGTCGCTGTATGCCTTCTTTAATGCCTCCATACAGGGTGGTGATAACGTCATCCGCATGGGTAAACAGCACTCCGGCAAATTCTTTGCCATCGGTGCGGCAGGTATGGCAATGGGATTCCTGAATGCCATGTATAACTCCCTGTGGGGAGGTGATGATGACGATGATGAGGATAAATATGCTCAGATCAATGACTATCTGAAATACAACAACTTCATCTTTATGATACCGGGAGTGAAGAAATACATCTCGGTACCACTGCCGCACGGATTCAGGTGGTTCAATGCTATGGGAGTATTGGCATATCAGACAGCCTTCGGACAGAAGGAGATAGGAGCAGCACTGAAAGACGGCCTCTCCAATGCTTTTGCCGCAGTGTCACCGGTGAACCCGGTTGAGTTCCTGAGCAGAGAGGGAGAGCTGACGTTCCGGCCCCTGGTACCGACAACGGCAATGCCTATATATGACATCTTTGCCAATCAGACATATACCGGAGCCCCTGTTCATAAGGAGGCCTTCACCCGTGCACTGGATGGTCGCATAGCAGACTCATCCCTTGGCATGGATAACGTCAACACCTTTGTCAAGGGATTTACCGACTTCCTCTTTAAGATAGGCGGTGGAGATCCTGATGTAGGATCTAAGTTTTATGAGGATGAGAACGGGCAGATCAAGAAGGTCACGGAGATATTTGATGTGAACCCCTCCAACATAGAGCACGTCATTGAATCATGGCTTGGTGGTCGTGGGATGTTCTGGAATGATGTACTCAAGACAAGTCAGGGAACCATAGAGGCTGCGCATCAGCTTGCTACCGAAGATAAGTCATTCGGGGAGGCCATGTCGAATATTAATTCAAATACTGTTCCTATATTAAAGTCCCTGGTCCGGGAGCCCTGGAGAAAGACAGTCTATACGAGTTATTACGATATCGTGGATGACATAGAGAACTATCGCTCTATGGTGGGGATGCAGAATAAGGCCATTGATCCGGGAGAGGAAGAGATAGAGATGTCTCCTGATTACCAGTACAAGGCTGACCTGCTGACGGACCTGCGGAAGGACCTGAAAGGGATTGATGAAGATTTGGAGGGTATGACAGACCCGAAACAGATCCAGGAGCTGAAGGATGTGCAGGAACTTCTGATACGAAACTTTGTTGAAGCTGTATCTAACTATAACGAGCAATGAGGATTATAACAACAAAAGAGGACCTGAAGGGCAAGAGCCTGACAGCTCTCGGCATGCGAAAACAGAAGAAGGTACCGGTACCTGATTCCTTTATCTTCCGGGGTGACAGAGAGAACATGGATCTCCTCGAGGAGTGCCGCAGATACTGGGAGAGCCTGAGAGACTTCCGGGACCGCAGACTGCGAAATCGTAAATACTATCGTGGAGATCAATGGTCCGATATGATAAAGGACCCCGACAGCGATGACTTCATAACAGAAGAAACCTACCTGATGAACCAGGGTAAGGTACCTCTGAAACAGAACCAGATACGGCAGCTCGTTAAGAACCTGATAGGACAGTACCGCAGTAACCCATCAAAGAGCCTTGTCATAAGCCGGGGCCGTGAACAGGCCTCCGAGACTGAGATGCTTACCAATGCCTTGCAATGTGCCCTTGAAAACAATACAGTGAAGGAGCTTGATGCAAGGGAGTTCGAGGAGTTTGCCATCTCAGGTGCTCCCTGGCAGAAGGTAGGTTATAAATATTGGAAGGAGAGAAATCTTGAGGATCTGTATATCGAGAACGTAAACGTTACCAGGCTGTTCTTTAATACCGATGTGTCCGACATACGGCTCACGGACATGAGGCTCGTGGGAGAGATTATTGACACTACCGTTGATGATATCGTCAGCACGTTCTCCAAGTCACCGGCAGATGAGAAAAGAATACGGGAGATCTATGCCGGCATGGTCACGAAAGACTATATAGCTGACCAGGGCCTCAGTGCAGACCGCATTGATAACCTTGACTTCTATATACCTACGGACCCCAACAAAGCACGATTGTATGAGATATGGAAGCTCCGGGGAGAATGGAGGACCTATGCACATGACCCTCTCGATGGCAGCTATAACATAGTTCCTTACACCATCAAGGAGATTGCCGCACAGAACTCTGAGCGCATACGTCTCGGGATGGATCAGGGAATACCGGAAGAGGAGATACCCCTTATTGAGGCCGAGCCTAAGTTCGAGGAATACTGGTATGTTAAGTTCCTTACTCCCTTCGGGCATGTCCTGTATGAGGGTGAGACACCTTATGCGCATGAGGAGCATCCGTATGCAGGGATTCTTTATCCTCTGCTTGATGGTGAAGTATGGGGCTTTGTTGAGGATATCATTGACCAGCAGAGATATATCAACCGTCTTATCATCCTGATGGACTTTATTATTGCAGCCTCAGCCAAGGGTGTGCTGATGATACCCGAAGATGTCATCCCGGAACACATGAGTGAGAAGGACTTTGCAAATGAGTGGAGGGCCTTCAATGGTACCATCGTTTATACTCCCAAACCGCACGGACAGGTACCTCAGCAGATAAGTGCCAACTCAACACAGATAGGAATAAACGAGATGCTGGCACTGCAGATGCAGCTCTTACAAGAGGTGTCAGGTGTTCGTGGTGCAATACAAGGGGAGAAAGCCGCATCAGGGACACCGGCCTCACTGTATGCTCAGGAGGCACAGAACGCCACGATGAACACTCTCGACTACATGATGAGCTTCCAGAACTTCATCCGCAAGAGAGACACCAAGGCACTGAAGGTCATCACGCAGTTCTATAAGGAGAAGAGGTACCTGGCTATCAACGGCAGGTCCGTGAGCGAGGACTCGAGGATCTATGACCCGGAAAGGGTTAAGAATCTTGCCTGGGATGTGGTAGTGGCACAGGGTACTGATACGCCTGTTTACCGGCAGATCATTGATGAGACACTGATGAAGCTGCTCGAGGGACAGCTCATTGACCTCAAGATGTTCCTTGAACATACGTCACTGCCGTTTGCAGATAAACTTCTTGCCTCTGTCAAGGCGCAGGAAGAGCAGATGATGAACCAGGGAGGTGCCCCGGGACAGGTACAGCTACCACCGGAGCTGCTTGCTCAGGCTGGACAGGCAGACCCGAAGGCGATGGAGTTAGCACAAAGGGCACTCGGGAGAGGGCCACAAGGATAGTTTTCTTTCTGGGTTTTTTTCATAGGTTAGGTTTGTTTTAGGGTTGGCCGGGGTACGAGATGCCCCGGCTTTTATTGGTACAGGTATGTCAACTGTATCAATTCTCCGTGATGGTCCAGTTCTGTTATTCCTACCTCCGGGAACCTCTCGAAAATAGGATGGAGTTGGGGGTAGTTATCGGCTACCTGGTTAAAGTATTCAGGATCGAGGAGCCAGATGATGTAGCATACCTCAGCAATACGAGGGAGGAACTGGGCTTGCTCTGCATTGTTGTCAAAGATCTCATGGCACTCACGATGCGATAAGCCCGTATTGAGCTTTAGTGTCATGATCTCAGTCGTGTATGACCTTCGGATAATGTGTGCAAGATCTCCATCTTCCCGGACCTTGTGCCCACATAACAGACAGAGAGGGTAGTGGCGCATGTACCAGGCCTTTATCTTGCTTAGTGCTGCCTCCTTAGCCATCCTCCGAGGTAGTATCTCATGCTGTTGCTGAATATGATCCAGTAGTATCTGGCCCATGATATGCGCTCATTTTCCATCGGGCTTCTTTTTAGGTTGTTCTGTAACTGGCACGGGTGGCAATACAATCCCTGCCTTCCTTGCGTTCTGTACCGTCACCGGCTCCCCGGTGATGATCACTCCTATGAACTTCTTCTTCTGTTTCATATCAAAAGAGCTTTGGTTGTAACTGATGGATTCTTAATCTCTCTGATGCGGCCTTGAAATATTCCTCATTTATCTCACACCCTACAAACTCACATCCGAAGTCGTATGCTGCTATGGCCGAGCTCCCTGAGCCGAGATGAGTATCTATTATCTTGAACTCCTTGCTGGCATATTTCCTAAGTAGCCACTTATAGAGAGCAATCGGCTTCTGAGTAGGATGGATCTTTTGTTCAGCGTTTGCGCCTCCTGTATTAGAGTATCTGAACATAGCTGCAGGACTATTAAATGATGACCATGCAAGCTCGAACTGAGAGAAGTTATCCCAGGGTTGCAGTTTATCCCAACAGATCATGCCCCGTGAAGGTGGCAGTGGAAAATAGTTTGCACCCCATATAATCTGATCCTTCGATACCCTCTTTAGCTCGGAAAAATATTCTTCTGTTGGGGGATTGAGATCCCATTCTGTATTAGACCTTTTTAGTATCCTATCTTTTAGCTTTCCGCTTCCGGTAAATGATTTAAGTTTTACGGTTGTGCTTACGGCTGGATAACCGCCATCACCCTTCCTGTTTGGCGCATGTCCCATCTGCATTGCCGGAGCATTTATGCCGTATGGAGGGTCAACGATTGCGAGGTCGAAGTGCCCGTCTGGTATGTCGGCCATGAAGGTCATGCAGTCTATGTTAAATAGTTGAATCACCTCAGCAGCATGTCTCGTAGATAAACTTCTTCTCGTCCACAGTCAGTTTGCGGACAATCTTTGGCTCTAAAGCTGCAAGAAGGGTATGAAAGGCCTTATCTTCAATGAGCTCTGCCGTGACTCTGCAATACACCCTGAAGGGCCCTCCCATACACGGGATCTCATATTCCAGGGCTATGAACTCCTTATCCTTGAACAGATATCCCTTCTGGTAATCTCCAAAGTCAATCTGAACGTAGTATTCATCTCGCTTCTTGCGGCTCATAGCTCTGCCTCAAATATTAACTCACTGATAAAAACCTCATTCGGAAGGGGAATGGTTATCCCCATGTCTATCTCAGCTTCAACACGAACTTTAAGCACATAGTCCCATACCTCTCTATTATTGAGCTCAGTGGTTGATCCTTCCTCTGTCTTCCACTCATACCGCTTAGTGTCGGGATTGTACCTCATGTCATAACGGATAAGGTGCTTGCGCTTGAATCCCTTATGACACTCTTCCTGTGTGTGCCCTGTGGCATCTGAGATATGCTTCAGGACCACACCCCAGTAATAACTATTCACGTCAAGGGACCTGGTAGGAAAGATATCTTGAATGGCAATTCTATACGGAAGGCGCCTTTCGTTAAGACGACAAATCAATTCCTGCATCTGTTTCTTATTTCGTATTACAGCAACCTCCACTTAATTCAGGTATTATATTACGTTTCTTATTCCAGCTTCTTTTTTGCGCCTCACTTATTTTTCTACGGGTTTCCTCTGAAAGATGTTTGCCCTTACGGGATTCACACATCTTCCCTATCGTCTCCACCGACAGTTTTTTACCTTTATTTGCTGCACTCAACTTTCTTTTTGCTTCTTCAGTAAGGTGCTTACCAAGACAATATTTATTGCCTTTTGACGCCTCGCTTATTTTTTTAAGTGCCTCTGCCGTGTGATGTTTCCCGTACATTGGATGTTTAGCCCCAGCCTGTAATCCAATATTTGACTGCCTGTTTTTTTCGTTACTTTCCTCAGTGTGATATTTGCCTAATCTATATTTATTCCCCCACGACCAAGTATTTTTACCTTTGACTGCCTCACCTATTTTTCTTTTTGTCTCTTCCGAAAGTTTCTTTCCTAAATTAGCTCTTCTCATTTTTTCGAGGGTTTCTGGAGAAACCTTCGTTCCTTTCCTTGTACTTGGTCTCCCTTTACGCAGAAGGCTGAATTTCCTTTTTGTTTCCTCGGAGTGTTTATACCCAAGCATGCTTCTCGCAGTCATCGCATTATTAAAATATGGGTGATAGCAGTCAATAAAAAATTGCTCATGTGCTACTATATCTTTCTTGTCACACTCTATGAGGATACTGAAGCGTAAATCACATAAACCATACTTATCATAATGTCTTTGCAGTTTCTTTGAATGATGCTCCCCCAATTTAAGATCGCTTCTGTGAATATTCCATCGTACTCTTATATCAACAGCACTTCCAATATAGACACGCTCAGGCTTACACTTAGATTGTATTTTATATATTCCGGTCATCACAGTACGAGTTATTACCGACTAAAATGGGAGATCACTATTTGCAGCCTGGTTATTCACAACCGATGCCGCATACTCCGGTGCTGACTTATTCCCGGGAGGAGGACTGAGGAGCTGTATTTCCTCAGCAATGATCTCAGTGATGTATTTCTTGTTCCCGTCCCTGTCATCCCAGCTCCGGTATTGGATCTTACCCTGGATGAGCAGCTTGTCTCCCTTACGGACATATTTCTCGATTAGCTCTGCGACCTTACCCCATGCGACAATATTATGCCACTCGGTCCGGGTCTGCCTGTTGCCGTCCTTGTCAGTGTATGTTTCATTGGTAGCAAAGGTGAAAGAGGCCTTTGGCTTGCCATTATCCATGTACTTGATATCGGGGTCCTTGCCCATGTTTCCACTGAGGATGACCATGTTTGTTATTCCCATAGCTATTTAAGTTTAATAAGTATCTCAATCTCAAAGGCAAGTTTGGCGATGATGTCACCGGACTTGCTTACAACCTTATCTTTCTTCTCAGGCACCACTACTGCTATCTGAGCCTCTACCTCCTTTTGTGGCTTTGGATCTGGTGCTGGCTTATCCTTCCCCTTCTGCTTGCGTGTCTCTCTTGCCTCGTCTCTCATCTGGTGTGCCTTCTCCTTGGCGGCAGCGATTAAAGCATTTGCAGATGGCTTAACCTGAGACAAAAACATAGGCTTTATATCTTTTGTTAACAGTTCTATTCTTGACGGCACGGTTGATTGTGCCTGTTCTTCATCCTGCACGTCATCAGCCTTCGGATAGTCCTTGAGCTTCTTGCCTGAGAACATCCATTTCTCCAACTGTGCCCATACGTCCCTACCTATATTGCCCCAGTATTTCTCTTTTTTGAGGTAGGTAAATACAAGAGGGCTGCACCCAAAGATTGCTGCAGCATCCTTGTGCATAACCTGTTCATTGCTCTGTGCAAGAGCGATAGCATCAGCTATCTTCTGTTTTCTTACCTGGTCCATTTGTTTTGCGTTTTTTATTTTCCTTGATCCTGTTAAAGTCAGCCTGTGTATAGCGGTTGCTTGTGATGATGGTAACACACCTCTCGAGTCTTTGGAGATAGTTCATCTTTGGGAATACGCCCTTACGGGTAAAGAAGTCTATCTCATCCTTGGTCAGCTCATTAATGCCTCCGAAAAGGTCCGGCATGATGTAATAGGTCTTTCTATTCTCAGAGTTCTTTATCTTGGCCCTCTTGACAGCCTCATCAATATGCCTGTTATCCCTCTTGACATTACGTGCCGCAATTCTGTGTGCCCTTCTCTCCGTCCAGCTTGCTATTGTGTGTGCCCTCCATTCCTTCCAGTCAATAATAATCCGGGTCCAGAGATCTTGAAATACGTTTCCCATGATAGTGTTTTTATATAGTTGCCTCACTGATTATTCTGTTCTTACCCTTGCCTGATGACGGAGTAAACTCTTTCGGCATAGGCATATAGTTAAAGCATATCCACAGCCCTATTGCCGTTGCCATCACGATATCATCATGGCACCCCTCGACAGCTCCATAGGTGCCGTTCTCTTTTACCTCATATGTGTCCATTTCATCACATGCCCTGCGGTCCCTCTCGATATATGCCTCTTCCCTCAGTGCCCCATTCAGGGTGTCAATGACCATCGGCTTTGTATTCATGTTGGTCTGGAACCCATATCTGATAGGGAGACCCTGCCGTACCTTATCCGGCTCCGTCCGGGCATAGATGTTAGGATAGTATTTCACAACCTCATCAAGCACTGTTAGGAAGTGATTACCCTCGCTCTCCTCAGTATTGAGGGAGTTTGACTCAACAACAAGAAGGGCATTGTTATATAGTTTCGAGATCTGTGCTGCCTTCCATGCGAGAAGGTCCTGATCAATATGTCCTCTCCATGTGGCTACTATCTCCGGCTTGCCTCCCTCGCTCATCCAGTACCGGTCTATCACTCTGATCACTGAGTAATCTGCCTTCTCCGTTCTGCCTCCGATATCCACAGTGACCAGGTATCGGTTACTGATGTTTATTGACTTATCCGGGAGACCCCATACATACATCGGGCCCCGGTCAACAACCTTAAAGTCCACTCCATCGAGAGCAGTTTTACCTTTGTTGGTACTGCCGAATACGTCTCCAATAAACTCGGGATCTTTATTATTCCTCCGGGCCAGCTCTACATAGGCTTGAGAGAACACCCTGGCACCGGTTGACTGGAAGGCCTCGATGTCATCAGAGGAATACTCACTCTTCATCCTCCAGTCATCATAGTTCTCTCCTCGCTTTGTATCGAAGTACCACTTTATCCCTTCAAGGGTCGCTCCCAGGTTCCATAGGTACATTGCATAAGAGTCAGAGAGCATCCACTTGATGAATACCTCATAGTTCTCAACAGGCTTCTGGTACATCTCGATCTCATGCCATGCGACATAGATGGGAACATAAGAGCTCTTCCCCTCTTTCGCTGCGAGCCATTCCCGGTGGAAGAAGTTCCCAACTCCTTTGGGGCTTGACTCTACTGCTGCCAGGGAGTCAGGAACATCAGGTACTGTTGCCCGGAGTGTCTGTGCAAGATCCTCGGCTGACTTCTGTGCAGTGCTCTTCCAAAGACTCACCTCGCTCATATGAGTCATTGCGAAGTCGAAAGAGCGCAAGCTGTCGGGCTTCTGTACCGATCCAACACCTATGATACAGCCCCTGTCCTTTATGATTCTGTTCTTTGTTGATCCTTCATGTGGCATGAATACAATACTGCCAAGCACCTTTGGATAGTTCTTTGCCAGTTTTGAAAACATCCCCCTGATATTACGGGCCTGATCTTCAACGTCTGTCACAATAGCAGAGTGCCATCCGGTACGCTGTATTATCTGCATCCATGCCATGTAGATCTGTACCAGGGTAGATCCTCCCCACTGACGAGCCTTGCATATTATGAAACGAATAGGAGTCCGGTCCCTACGCATCTTCTCTATGATAGCCAGAGCCTTTCTCTGAGGCCGGTTCAGCCTAAATGGTATCATCTGTTTGGACTGCTTATCCTGTATCTTTACGGTGGAGAAGGCCCAAAACTCAAAGTCATGTCGGAACCTCATGTTCATCAGGTCCTTCATGAATATAGCCACCGAATAAGAGTCGCATATCTGTGATGCAAACTTCATCGTGGCCTCGACACTCTGATGTGCCTCAATAGCATCAAGCAATACTTTATTCTCCTCATACATTGCCAGGGGGAAGCCCCAACACATCTGCTGACCTGCGGCAGAGAATGAGATCACCTTCCTTGCTATGGGTGATCCTTCTCCTGTCACCGGGTCGTATGGAGACATGAGGAGCTCCCTCCGGGCTTTGTTCTCCTGGATGATGCTATCTATCTGCCCATCCATTACTTGCCCTTGAGAATGCTATTAATGGCTTTTCGCACATACTCCGGTGAATACCCGAGAGTATCTGCTACATTAGAAACAATCTCTTTTATGATTTCTCCCCGTCCTCTAACTGGATAGCATTTTAGTTGTCTTTCGTACTCGGCATGGATTCGTATGCGCCTTGCCTTACCGAAACCTTCTCTTTTACTCATTGACATACTTCAGTTATGCAGTAAATATAGGATTATTTAACCGTAAATGCGGACTAATAATCCGTAATGTTTTCAACATCATGTATATGTTTGAGACTTTAGAAACTACGTTATTGCAGTAACAGAAATACACATGGAAAAAGAAGAAAAAGTCATAACCCCTGAAGCGGTTGTTTCGCAGGAGACAGAGGTTACGCCTACACCGGAGGTAGCACCTGCCCCTGTAAACAGGTATGCAGACAGGCTCTCCAAGGCATATCCTGACCGCAAGTTCGAGTCCCCGGAGGACTACGACACAGGAATGGATGAATACCTCGGATCACTCGAGGAATACAAGACCAGGGGACAGGATGCCAATAAGAAGCTCCTTGCCCTGTTCGATGCAGAGCCACAGGTAGGAGAGATAGTAAGGGACATGATCTCAGGGGCTACGTTCCGTGAGGCCCTGGCTCGCCATATCTCACCGGAAGACATCGTGGCTATCGAGGGCGATCCCGATTATGAAGGATGGTCCAAGAATAAGGCCGCACGGGAGGAATCCATAGGCAAGCGCAGAAAATTCGAGGATGAGTATGCCAATAACCTTAACGTCAGTCAAGCAGAGATGGAAGCATGGGCAGAGGAGAACGGACTGGAAGAGACAAAAGTACAGGAGCTCCTCGAGAAGATTGACGGCATGCTCTCCGACTTTAACAATGGCAGGATCACCAAGGAGGCCCTTTCACGACTGAATAAGGCTTTCACCTACGACACCGACCTTGCCAAGGCTAAGGAAGATGGGGAGATAGCCGGACGTAACCAGGCTATTGTTGCCAAGAAAGAGGTAGCACCGACAGAAGGTGACGGGCTCCCACGACCTACTAAGGCCGGTGACTCACCCGACAAGCCTGCCACAGCACCCAACTACATGGATGAATTGGCTGCCAGGGTTAAGAAACGACAAGTAATGTAACCACTTTTATAACAATCAATTAATCAAATTAAAGACAGAGATGAAAAACTCAAACATTTTTAATATCGGAACCAAGCTGTTCGGATTGCTGTTTATGATGGCTATCCTTGCGGCATTCAACACCCTTGCGGCTGCTGGTGGTGCTGTCATCTACGGTGTAGGAGCAGTGGTCATTGGTGAACCCGTGACGGTTGATAACGTGAAAGCCGGATCTGCTGATCTCGACAGGGATTATGTGAGTAAGCTGGTCACTCAGATGCGTCCTGCTGCTACTCCGCTTGATACTATTCTCAGGCAGATAGGCAACCAGACATCTATCAAGTCATTCCGTTCAGACTACTATGCTGTTGATAGCCGTCCTCTTTATGACACGGTTCATGCTGCATACACTAATGCTGGTGACGGAGCTGTTACAGCAAACCTTGCAGTACACAATATTGCAATGTGGGCCGCTGATGACACTTGTATGATGAAAGGTGTAACTGGCGTTGACGGCAAAGACTTAGTATGCTATGTCATTGCAAGAAACGTAGGGAGCTCATATATAACCGTTCAGCCTCTTAACGGCCTTGCCGGAACAGGAACCACTGCCGGAAAGATGATCCTGCCAACAATTCCTATTGACACAAGAGTTGTACGCCTCGGTGCTTGTAAACATGAACTTGATGCGCAGACAACCCCTTATGGAATAATCCCTGTTAAGGATTATAACTACATGCAGATCTTCATGGCCCAGGTTGAAGAGTCAACCTTCCAGAGGATACATGAGAAAGAGGTTGACTGGAACTTCTCAGATTACGAAGCTCAGAACATCTATGACATGAGAGCCACGATGGAATATTCCTTCCTCTTTGGTGTAAGGTCACTCCTTACCAGTGAAGGTGACGGTAAAGACAGGTATTCCACAGGTGGGATCACCAGGTTTATTACCAATGGCCTCGAGTATGGCACAGGTGGAACGGACAGGACCATTGACAATGCAACATTTGTTGACTGGACCAAATCAATATTCACCGGCAATAGTGGAGCTGACACGAGAATCCTCTTCGGTGGCGATGGCCTGATGGCTAACCTCACAAAGGTTGACACCATTATAAAACAGCTTGAAGCCAAGCAGACAGAGGTTAAATGGGGTCTTACTTTCAAGGCTATCGAGACTAACTTCGGTAAACTGCTGTTCAAGCATCATCCTCTGCTTGACCTGGCAGGATGGGGTGACAATGGTATCGTCCTTGACATGAATCACATCGAGAAGCATACCTTCAAGCCTATGGCAACAAGGAAACTCAGCCTGAAAGAATCAGGACAGAGGAATGTGGACGCTGTGATCATCGAAGAGACAACCGGTGTTATCGTCCGCTACCCGGCAACACACTCAATCATCGCTCCAAAAGCGTAACCATTAAGGCACAGGGAGGGGCATAGTGCCCCTCCCTTAGTGCTTATAAACCAATAATACAAGAAATCATGGCACTCAGAAAAACCTATCAATCTATCCAGTACATCCAATTAGACACTTATGTCGTGGTGAACGGACAGAAAGTATTGGTCCAGTTCAGAGGCGGCAGCTTACAGCCCCGAACTTTCGGCAAATTTAATACCGACAACCAGGAGCTTATAGCCGCAATGGATATGGATAGCGGAAACGGAAAATCATTCAAGTGTATTCATTCAGAAGAAATTGAAAGCCCTGTCATAGAAGATCCAAAGCCTTTAGTAATAAAGGAAGCCCCGGCCCCCAAGCCCGAGGTAACAGAGGTACCAGAAGAAAAACAGGCAGAGGTTAAGCCCTTTACCTCCGTCCCTGGCATCACCACCGTACAGGCTGCAAAGCAGTACATGGCTGACACCTTCGGGATAGCTCTCTCAAAGATGCCCAATGGTGCGGCAGTAAAAAAACAGGCAGAAGCCAATAAGGTGAAATTCCCTGACCTGCCGTAAGCATGGACCGCAGTGCTCTCATAAATATCGTAAAGATCAAGATGGATGAGTTCACCCCGGAGGGGGTGAACATCCCCCTTGATGAGTACGTTGGACCACTGCTCGATGAAAGTGCCAGGGAGGTCCTCGAGAAGGCACCCCTGCACCTGTTATCCCCTACGGCAATACCCCTTACCTCCGAGAGCCCTCCGGCAAGCCTTGTCAGATATGCTGATGACAAGTCTTATATACCGGTGCCCTCGGACTTTGTTCGCCTCTATGAGATCAAATATCCATTATGGAAGAAATCAGTGAGAGAGGCTATCTCAGCACAGAACCCCAATTACAAGATACAGGAGAACGAGTTCCTGAAAGGCGGCTATGGTAGGCCATCAGTTGCCCTTGTACAGACATCAATAGGAGGCACCCTTGACTATTACCTCGAGTGTTCTAAGGTAGTAGATCCTGGAGCTGGTACCCTCACACCTATTGCTTTGTACGTCAAGAACGATCAGCCTGAAGATATTGCAGACCTGTTGTCAGATGCTATGACATGGTTGTGTGCCGCTAAGGTGCTGGCTGTGTCAGGATATGGTGACAGGGCAAAGATGGCAATGGAGCAGTTCTCCTCTGCTGTCTCTGCATGGGTGCTTTAAATAATAGTAATAACAATTAAATGTTAAGGAAATGCAGATAGGTCAGATTTTACGCATCGCAATGGCAGTGCCTCAGCTCATTCTCAAGTCTCGTGTTCACGGGACAGAGCAGAAGCTCGGAGTAAATGCCACACAGTTCACACAGAACGACATCCCCTTCTCAAACATCAAGACGGTAAAGAAAATTATCGGTGGTGTTGGCGTTGCCGGTTGTGACTTCAACTTCGCAACTGCGGGAAACGCATCAGAACAGGTTATTAACCTGGGAGCAATTATCCCTGCCTTTGCAAGGGTAATAGATGTAAAGACAAAAACATCAGCAGTATTCAATTCAAAAGCAGTGGCATCGGCACTGGTCTCTTTGACCTCCAACGTGGCTACCATAACCACAGGTGCAAATCACGGGCTCGTAAGCGGAGTCACTGTTACCCTTGCAGGATTTACCGAGCCTCATCTTAACGGATCATTTACAGCTACCGTTACCGGGGTTACGACCTTTACAGTGCCTCTTACTCATGCTGACATAACTGAGGTAGCTGACACAGGTGGAACTGTTACAGCAACTCTTACCCTTGCAGCAGAGACCGGTAACTCGTCAAGCGGACATGAGTTTATAGGAAGCGGAACCATTAAGGCTGCTGATGCAATTACATACATGGCTGCTGACCATGCTATGACAGTTGCTCCTGCGGCTGCGGCAAGCAGTGTATATGTTGCTGCTACTCCTAATGTGTTCTGGGCTAACCTCACGACAGGTAAGGTAGAGGTGTTTGTAACATACATCGAAACATTCTAAAGGTGAACTCGGATGGCAGCTATCCTGGCGGGATCTACTCCCAAATACTTGCTTCGAGTTCTTGATTCAGAGGGCAACCAGCTCGACCCTTCTCAGGATATTAGTCCTATTGAGGTAGAGGAAGTGCTGGTTGTCATCTATAATGCCATCACTGGCACCATCATCGCCCGGTTTTACCTTGTCACTGATCCTGATCCTGCCGCTATACCGGCATGGACGCAGATGGATGTGAAGGATGTGGAGGGAGATGGTAGCGACATGAGGGTGCAACTTATCCTTACATCGGCACAGACAATGGCAGCAGAGGGAAACACCAACATGATACAGGTTGATGTTCATATTCCTGATGTCGAGTGCCCGGATAATGTATATATCCTCAAGCAGAAGGGCAAGTTTCATGAGATAGTAGCCTCGAAAACGTAAAGCACGGTGAACAGGGCTCAGATAGATATCAGTCAGAAGGTTAGTCCTGAGATATTCATTGAAGGAGTTAACAGGCCTACCGGCATAGACATCGTCCTTGCCGGAGGTCCTGCTCTTTCTGTTGAGCCCCTGGCAAACGCCCCTGATATTGACTTCGTGCTACCGGAAGATGCTGCCATCAGCTTTGAAGGACCGGTAAATAGCACAGAGTTAGAGGTCGCTCCCTTACAGACTATTGAGATAGATGTCACTGCAGATAAGGTCATGCAGTACCATCCTATTGAACAGTATCTCCCGGAGGTCATTGAGTACCTGGAGAACCCCAATGACCTTGAGGAGATCTATCTTGGTGATGTAGCTCTCTCGGAGATGGCTGCTGCGGACCATAATCATGATGAAGCCTATGCGCCCATAGCTCATAATCACGATGAGGCTTATGCCGCTATTGCTCACGACCATGACGAGACTTATGCTCCAATCGTGCATGATCACGGGCAGGTTAATATGGATGATGTTGTTGATGGCCTCACCTACGTTAAGACAGAGAATAATCTTACTGATGCTCTTCTTGCAGATCTGCATGCCCCGGGTAGCGATAACCAGGCTATCCCCGAAGATGTAAGCGACCTGACAGATATCACAAACCTCATCTCAGGCAAGAAGCCTTTTCATGGCATTGAATCTTATGCGCCATTATCATGGAGCGATGGAGACAAAAGGCTTTCGATTACAGCTATTGCATACTGGTACCAGGGAGTAAGATTCAGCACGGCAGAGACAATCACATGCGACCTCGATCTTACGGCAGACAGGGATAATTCAGCTAACACAATTACGGCAAACACCCTATATTTCTTTTATTTCAAAGATGCTACCGGTAAACTTTACTGGTCGGACTCTCCCTGGAACTTCCGCAACAATGTCTTTGTTGCCACTGTATTCTGGAACGGAACGTCAGGAGCTTGTCAGTTAGAGTGTCACGGACATCAGAGAGATATTGACTGGCATCTGTGGGCGCACGATACTATTGGCACAAGGTTCGAGTCCGGGGCCCAATTAACATACCCCACTACCGCATCTGACGGTTTGCTCCAGGTAGAGACAGGCTTCTTCCATGATGAAGATATAGATTACGAAATAGGCCAGTGCACTACAATGAGGGGATGGAGGAAAACAGCTTCAAACCAATATACATTTGCAAACTATTCTCTTCCTTATGTTGGAACAGCCGGTCAGCCACAATGGCTCGATACCGATGATTATACATTGAAGAACGTGGCTGCTTCAGACTTTGTGCGTATGTGGGTTTATGCAAGCCTCGATATCTCCACTCCCATATACATCATTCCGACACATAGGTCAACAGCCTATAATACAATTATTGAGGCAAGAAATGAGGCCGCACCTGTTACGATAGGCACTAATATCAACTCAGAGTATAAGCTCATCTATTGTTTCATTTATAAGGGTGACGGTCAGCTTCAGGAGATAATAGACTACCGTTCTACCAGTCCGGTCCCTGGTGGAGGTACCCCGAGCCTTGCAGCAAGCCAGGTGACGTTTGCGGTGGCAGGGGACATATCCTCAACTAATGTCCAGGCTGCCATCGAGGAGCTCGACACAGAGAAAGCTGCCTTAGTACATGCAAGCAGACATGCAGTTGGAGGGGCAGATGCCGTTTTCCCTGCTGATCCTAATGCAGATAAGTACCTCAAATGGAATAACTCAACTAATCTTCTTGAATGGGCCGATGCCGGAGGGTCATTCTCAGGAGACATGGATGACATTGCCGATGGCACAACATACGTTAAGACAGAAAATAACTACACTGATGCTGACTCTTCAAAGCTGGCAGGCATAGAAGCCGCAGCCGATGTCACAGATGCCACCAATGTAGCCGCAGCAGGGGCGGTAATGGAAACAAATAAGTTTACCAGAGGCCATATATGGGGCCTTACAATGTCCAATGCCGCTGATACTGTAAATGACATCACAATAGCGGCTGGCGAAGCAAGAGATGAAGCCGGCACTGCAGATATGGTATTAGCATCAGCTATCACCAAGAGACTGGATGCTGCGTGGGCAGTAGGCACAGATCAAGGAGGATTGAATACTGGGTCTGTTGCAGCATCAACGTGGTATGAGGTTATCCTGATTAAGAGGACCGATACCGGTGTTGTTGATGTTATGTTTTCAACAACGGCAAACAGAACTACTCTGCCAGCTAATTATACAAAATACAGGCGTATAGGTTGGATAAGGACAGATGCAGGAGCAGCAGGGATAAAGCAGTTCGTTCAGGTTGATGATCATTTTACTTGGGTTACTCAGGTGAATGATGTTGCGGCCAGCAAGACTGCTACTGCCACAGCAGTTACCCTGACGGCACCGCCAAACTCTATCGCAAGATTCAGGGCAACGGCAGACATGAGCACATCTGTTAATGCAAACTCCGCTATTGTATTCTCTGAGATAGTAGAGGAGAACGTCACTCCTGCCATTGGAACCGGCATCGCCTCACTTGGTTACTGGGACTTAGCCACAGGAGCCAGTGCAGGACACTTTGAATTACGAGTAAGCTCAACTTCTACCATTGAACATGACGCTTCTGTGGCAGTTGGAGCTTTTGATATAAGCACATTTGGATTTATTGACCATAGATGCAGACTTTCAAACACATAGAATAGTAACAACATTAATACGATATAATATGAAAATGCCAGTAGATGAAAACGGAAAACCTATCCCGGTTCTGCCTTTAGGAGCAAGCCAGGACATAGATGGAACCTCTGCACATGCTGAAACGACAGCACTGGAAGCAGGGGTGTACCGTTTAGCGGTTGTATCTGCAACAGGCGATGGAGTAAGGGTTGCAGTAGGAGATGAGGCTGTGGCAGAGGCAGACAGCACCTATATGGGTGTAGGCCAGGTAGAGATCATTGGCGTGAGCTACGGTCATGTTATCTCTGTGCTTGATGGTGTACTGAACATCACAAAACTTGGCTGATGTTCTCGGTTAACAACATAGGGCGCAATTTCAATAAGCTCGGTTCCAGGGGAGGCCCGATGATGGGGCTGCCACCGTCCCTGCAGAATAAGTTCCTCTTCCTCTGGACAGGTCAGTATGATGGAGACAACTTAAAATCAGACATAAATACTCCTCGTTCGGGAAATGGATTATTTTATAATTGGTACGCCACATCGGATGTTCGAGGTTTAGTTCCGGATGGATGGCATATCCCTTCAAAAACTGAGTGTGATACATTAATTGCCTTTCTTGGGGGCGAGGAACTTGCCGCAAAAGCTGTAAAAGAGGTTGGAACCAATCACTGGCTATGGAATCTTGACGCAAATAATAGTAGCGGATTCACCTTTCTTGGATCGTCATGGAGACCCGGTTACACTGAAGATATTGGGTCATCCTTTGAGCTTTACGGAACGAGTGGACAATTTTGGACAACTACTGTTTATGCTTTGAATAGGTATTGGATGATATATAGTCCAGCTTATGGTGGTCCCGATAGCGAATATAATACCTCAGTGTTAGAGGTATATCCGGGCGCAAGGCCATATTTTGGTTTATCAGTTCGTCTTGTGAGGGATTCAGCAGTAGGTTGGACTTCCGGGGAGCAGATGGTAGATTATGATGGAAATTTATATGATACCGTTCAGATAGGAACACAAATATGGACTGTTCAGAATCTTGCTGTAACACATTATAAAAACGGAGACCCCATTCCAGAGATTACTGATGACACCGAATGGGAAGATGCTACATCTGGGGCGCTATGTGCTTATGAAAACGATTGGAGTTATGTGTTTGAGGATCACTATGATATTATATCTGTAATTGACAAGGATTGGGTAAGTAAGGCCATTCCTCCTACAACAGGGGCAACATTTGCTGTACTAAATAATGCAACCTATCTTGCCGCAGACGGCACTGACGATTGGTGGTTTAATGGCGCTGGGGTTCTTCAGCAAAAGACTCATGCTGATCTTATTATTAGTGAGACGATGCGAACATTCATTAAGTACGCAGATTTTGAACCGTATGATGTTTCAGCGATAGGCATATTGAAAGATGGCGAGGTCATTACTGAAGCAGAGAAAGTTATTCTTAATAGGTTTTTTAAGTTATGGGCGGAGTACTGGGGTTTATTTATGGATTCAGGATATATGAAGGATAATCGAATTGGGTCAGAAATTTATATAGAAAACTTCGTTGGATCATGGACAGTATATGAGGAGGGGGATGGATTGTATACTGGTACATTTATAAAAGATGAGTCTTATGGTGGAGCTATTTTATGGGATAATTACTGGGATTGGCCGGGTGCCACTCCCCCTAATGTAGTGCAGTTTATTATTTCAGATGATGGAAGTAATGTCGTAACAGTTCCTCTGCAAAATTATAGGTTTGGAGATAACATAATTGGATCAGTAGAAGGAACTGGATTTTTTGATCCGATTACACTTATTATTAATGTAGCACTTGAAACTTCTTATGATGGTGATACATATAATACAGTACAGACATATACTAAAACCAATGTTATAGTAGAAGGCACCCCGTCCGTTGGCGATTTTTCTCTGGTTAGTGGAGATATTGAGGTAGGTTCAAATTTATTAAATTTTAGTTTTAGTACCAATATGATTGGAATAGTAGACTTAAATATACTTATACGATCTGTTGTATTGGGATCACCACTGGAAATATTAGGAACTGTATATTCTGGAGTTATAGAAAACTTCAACTTAGCTTCACCAAACAACATTCAGGTTGCAATAAATGAAAATGCAACCGCAAATAGTATATACCTTGTTACCTTATCAGCTAATTAAAATGAGAAGAGACTACAAACTCCATGACATTGCAGGTGCGACAATCGCATTTATTGTTCTTCTTGCATTTACTCTATTTGCTAAAGGAGACCCATATAATTATGGTGTAGGGGTAGCTTGTCTTGCGGTATTTATAATTGGTGCAGGGAAAGAGCTTGTATGGGACAAGTGGTTACACAAGGGAACGCCAGAGTGGTATGATTTCTTTTGTACAATTCGTGGGGGCTGGATGATGATCTTCGGATATAAAATAATCGAAAAATTAATTGAAGCAATGATATGAAAAAAATAGTAACCATATTCAGCATCATCCTACTTTCAGTAGGATTATATGCACAGGAGCCTACACAGATTGGAGCAGGTGGTACATGGGGGGCTGCAAGAGGAATTATAAATACAAATATGACTCAGACCTACGACTCACTTGCAAGTCTGCGTTTGTCAACAAATCTCAATTATAGTTTTATAGAAAGTCAGGCTGACTCGCTTGCTGCACATCTTCTTAGGATTCTGGCATTAGAAGATTCTATTCCAGCACTAAGAGCCGACATCGGGACGGGTGGCAGTGGAGAGGCGGACAGTGCTGTCTTTGCAACGAGATATTATGTTGATACTGAGATAGGAGAGATAGAGGCTGGCGTTGTAGATTCTGCCGTTTACGCAACAAGATATTTCACCTCTCAAGCATACGTCCCATATACAGGGGCAACCGGTTCTGTTGCACTTGGAGCAAACAGTCTTACTCTTACTGGTTCGATAGCCAATACCACGAACAGGGTTGCTAAGGGGTGGTTTACTAATCTTGAGGTAACAAATGCTCCTACCATTAATGGGACAGGCATTGTCGCAACAACTCAGAATATTGCAGATAGTATTGATGCTTATATTGCAACAGCAGAATATGGCATTGCTCTCGGTGATAGCACTGGGACAGCAGAGGGCAATTACCTGCCAAGGCTGTCGGGAGTAGAGCTAATTAAGGATTATGCCCCGGTATTTGCTGATACTATCCCATTATTTGTATTTGGTGCTGGAGGAGGGAACGAATCTGATACTGCCTCTTTTACTACATCTACAATTTATGGATCTTTCTACAACTCTGGCAGCGACTCATTGCGAGTGACAGAGTTGCGAGCTGTGATGGTTGCTGGAACTACACCACTTGGAACTGATACTCTTTCTATCCAGGTGTACTGGAACGATAGCATAAACGTCACCGGAAATGGTGCCATAAAGCTCAACACAGATCCACTTGGTATTAATTCTGTAACAACTGGAACAATAGACACATCTTTTGCCAATACCAAGATACCACCTGGAGTGTGGGTATTTGCAAAATCGCCAGGAGTAGTTATCGGACGAAAACCAAAGATGTTAATTATACAATTATCAGGTTACAAAATACCAAAATACTGATGAAAAGACTTTTGCTATTAACGTTTCTGCTCCTTCTTATTGCGCCTCTTAATGCGCAGATACAGAGATATCCATTTTATGCGCCTACTTCTGCAGGTAGTGGAGGCAGCGCAGAGCCGCCATCATTTCTTTCCTCTGATGGATATACGGTAGGGTGGTATATAGCTGATGAAGAATCAACAATAACCACCTTTGATGACTCGGGTACTGATGTGATCACTGAATGGGAAGATTACCTCGGGAGTGGCAGAGACTTGCTTCCCCTAAATTCGGGAGAAGGACCAGTATATAGTGGTGGGGTAGTACACTGTATTGATAGATATTATGGAAACTCCGGGCTCAAGGCTACATTTACCTATGTTCAGCCAGAAATGATATACATGGTTTGTACGCAAGAGGACTGGACTGCAGTAAATACAATGATTGATGGCGGGGCAGGAGACGGGAGAATAAGACAGAACGACTCCTCACCTAATCTTAGGGCATCTGCCGGGACATACTCTTCAGAGAACACCAATATGCCATTAGAAACCTGGGTTATTGTCAGAGTATTATTTAATGGGGCTTCAAGCAAGTTTCAGATTAATGAAACTACCGCAACAACGTGGACATCTGGCTCCGCTAACATGGGTGGCTTTACGATAGGTAATGCACGAGGAGGAGGACTCCCTGTTGAAATGTATGTTAAAGAGATCATTCTCAGGAGCGTAGCTGATGATACCGAAGATGAGCAAGCTATATATGACTACCTTGAGGCTAAGTATGAGTTAGCATTATGGCTTATCCTTCTACTCTTACCAAACTATAAACGTAAACTTAGAATAGCAGCATGAAAAATTTACTCAGCATCATAATGCTGTCATTAAGCATATCTGCTAATGCTACTAAATACTATGTAGCTACGAATGGTAATAATAATAACGCTGGAACTATTGGGCAGCCCTGGTTGACGTGGGAAAAGGGGATGACCTCTGCACAACCCGGAGATACAGTATATTTTAGAGGAGGGGTTTATCCATCCACGACACTTGATGGCGAGGGCATATGGGCCGAAGGTGGTACCGAGGCACTTGGTGTTTATTATTTAGCCTATCCCGGAGAAACCCCCATACTTGACGGTTCCAATGTTGTCAATCCCTCTCTTGGTGTAAACTTTGGAATAAGAGTACAGGGAGTTCAAAACATCCATTTTAAGGGACTTACCATACGAAATCTAAGAGAACGCTTTGTAGATGTCATTACGCAGGGTATAACTGCTGAGGATGTTGGTAATGCCTCATTTACTGATATGACATTTCATGATATAGGGGGAATAGGAATTGGGGTGTACGATTATTATGACACTATCTGGATAACGAATTGTGATGCCTATAACGTATGCGACTCTCTTTCATGGTGGCCCGGGCAGAATGGGGTTGCCTTTCAGTGCAACAACTATGCTCATCTTTACGGGTCAAGGGTTTACTCCTCAGTTATTATTTACGAAGGGTGTAGGGCTTGGCAATATTCTGATAATGGCTTTGCCGGTGGGGGTGGTGGCTATATCGAGTATAAAAATTGCTGGGCGTTTGATGGTGGTATGCTATATGGCGAAGGATGTGGATTTAAATTAAGAGCTTCTATTAGAACAGATCAGGAAACCATCATCCCAATTCAGCGTAAATTGCTTCACTGTATTGGGGCAATGAATGGTCACTATGGGTTCTCGGATAATAACAGGGGCTATACAAGGCAAAACTCTCAATATCTAAATTGTACGGCTTATCATAATGGATATAAGGAGTGTGGTCCTGATGACATCGGGCCTATGGGTTGGGGTTGGATGAATTATAACTTTTATGGAGACGTTAATGGGCCAAATTGGATAACGGCTAATTCAATATCTTACGATAACGAGCAGCACTCAATAGACTCTGAGAATGGGGAGAACTATTACTTTGTTGCAGAAGATCAATCAGTAGAATGGCCTGAAAGTCACAATAGCTGGAACTCAGAAACTGCTGTCGTTGTTAACGATGCCGATTTTATTAGTGTGGACTGGACAGAAATGCTAAGAGCAAGAAAGGCTGATAATTCACTACCAGACATTGACTTCATGAAGTTAAGGCCTACCAGTGATATGATTGATGCTGGTCTTGATACGTTAAACATTCCGTTTAATGGAACAGCACCCGACCTTGGATGGTTCGAATCAGGAACTTTTGAGGCATCGGCACCATCAGTAAGTATTACGCAAATATCATCAATTACCGATTCAAGTGCAACCGCACATGGAACGGTTTCCTATGATGGTGGAGAATTAGTTACAAGCCGAGGATTCTGCTGGTCGGAGAGTATTAATCCAACTTTAAGCGATACCAAGGTAGTAGTAGGCGGTGGGACTGGGGCTTATACTGGAAGCCTATCTGATCTTGAGCCGGAGACTACTTATTATGTTAGAGCTTTTGCTATTAACTCTGTTGATACTTCTTTTAGTTCAAATATTTACTTTAACACTACTGCAACATTTATTCCTCCAACACATTATGGTTCAAGAATTATTCTCGCAGATGGTAATTTCCAAAAAAGCGGAAGAGATAAGATATTAATATATCCTCCTGATGAAGTTGAAGAAGAGGAGGTTGTTCTTATTACTTCTATAAATATTGCAGGGCAAGGCGGGGCTACGACTATTTCTGTTGATGACGGCACACTCCAAATGTATGCTGACGTATCACCTAATAGTGCTACTGATACATCTATCGTTTGGTCGAAGGTAGATAGAACTGGAACGGGGACCATATCTACAAGCGGATTACTTACAGCGTCAACTGATGGAATTGTTACAGTAAGGGCTGATGCTGCTGATGCTTCTGCAGTGTATGACACTATTCAGATAACATTGTCAAACCAGAATCCTCCACCAATAGGTTCTCAGATAATTGCAGATCATACAATAGTTGATGATTACGATATTATTCCTGCGGCATATATGGCTGAAGTAAAAAAGATGTCTATCTACTTCTCTGGTAGATCACATTCATCTGCATATAGAACTGGTCTAACATTGCTTGAGACAGCCGAACCTGCCTACGCAGTAAACGTAGGTATAGGAGAGCCTTATACCGATCAATATCTAAGATCCAATGATAATCCGAGTGGATATGTTTACACTGATGTTTGGTTCTCTTGGTACGCATATCCGGTAGGAGATAGGCCAATAGACAGTGCTTGGGTTACAGGATTAATTCAAAGTTACTCAGATAATTCACGCCCCTACTCTGTAATAGGGTATTCATGGTGCTGGGATATAGTGTCAGGAAATCCATCACCAGATTGGGACGAAGAGTATGGATTTAGATGGTGGGGATATGCTGTTGGAGTTCCTGGTGGTAATGATGATCTTCCGATGGGATTAGATGCCGGGGACAAGGTATATACTGGCAATGATGTAAGCATGGACACCTATCTTGCAGCTATAGAATATTATCGTGACTACTGTGAGACAAATAATATTGACACAAAGGTCATATATACCACCGGACCGGTACAAGCATCAGATCCTCCCGAAAATGCCTATCAAGCTCAGGTTAAGATGGATTATATAAGAGACTGGGTGAAAGAAGATCCAACGAGAATATTATTTGACTGGGCAGATATCCTTTCTTATGATAATAATGGAAATCAGAGTACTGGAACTTATGATGGAAATACTTATCAATACATGACACCAACAAACGTAGGGACCGGAACAATAGGACATATTTCTGAGACAGGGGCAATTAGGCTCGCTAAGGCTCAATGGTGGATGCTTGCCAGGATAGCCGGATGGGATGGACAACCAGAGTAATAACTTAATAAAAACTATACAATGAAAACACTACTTGCAATCATTCTCAACATTCTCGGGATAGCTATATGCTTCCTGACGAAGTACAGTGGACGCAGAGAACAGGATAAGACTTTCTCTCTTTCGTTCTGGCTTAAAGATAACTGGCCCGAACTTGCCATCACCGTCCTCTTTGATGCGGCTATGGTGCTGCTTGTTATGACAGGTGACATAGAGCTTAACGTGACTCAATTCATTCCTGAGTGGGTGGCTAACGTGGGAGCTCTTACCATATCATTCCTTCTTGGGCTTGGTGTTGCCGCAGCCATATACGAGGTATTTAAGAAGAAGATCATTTATTCTAAGGAGAAAGACTGATGAAGAAAGCATCCCCGGACCTGCAGAACATAACATGGTTTAACCAGTACGCCACTGCTATCAAGGTTGTGATAGGTGCGATGGCAACATTTATTGTTACCACCTGGGGAGTGTTTGAATATGTGGACCGCAAGGCTGATAAGGAAAAGACAGTTGATGAAAATATCACCCTGGTACTTAATAATCAGCAGGAGTTTACTGCTTGGATGAGGTTAGTAGATAAGAGATTGGATTCACTGATTCGTACAGTAGAGGGACAGGGAGAGAACCTTATTCATGTTGGTAACTATGTCATGAGAGTTGATCAAGCAGTACGATATACGGTCCGTTCTATGGAGGATAAGTCACTTGAGAGGTATGCAAGGATCATTGAGATCCTTGAGGGAGAGGAAAAAAAAAACGACAGCAGGACAGCGTTAATGCCAGACTGCAAATAGATTCAATGCAATACAAGATAAAAGTCAAACCAATTTTAAAGTGAAAGTCAATGATATTCTCTCTATTCAAGCGCAGAAAAAGCAGTTGTGATGCGCCAGACAAGGCATGGTTTAAAGATCAGTTCTCAACACTACGAACCGAGATGATCAGTGATGTTGTTGAAGTCATCAGACAGTATGAACGGAAGTATGACGATAAGTTCAATGAGGTTGATGCAAAACTTACAGAACATGAGATTCGGATAAAGTGCCTTGAGAAGGCTAAGGAATTAAAAGTATCATAGTCATGGATATTGTCAACGGTTGGAAATCAAAAAACAAGCAGTGGGATAAGCTCGCTGTGAAGGTCCGCATCGGCAAGCTGACGCTATTTGATCTTCACTATGACCATTCTCGGAGGCAGGTAGGTATCATCATATTAAACCTGGGGCTGCGTACTGCATCTCCGCAAAAGGCCAAGGACAATGACCACATTGAATGAACTGAACCCAGCACTGGATCACGGGGCATATATCATCTATGTTCGTAGCGAGAACATTCTTGCTAAGTGGATTCATTTCTTCATGCGCCTGTATGCCCTGCGCTTTAACAGGATATGGCGCAAGCCTGTGAACCATTCGGATATCATGATTGCCGGATGGGTATGTGGATCTCAATTCCCTGTTTCCAGAAGCAGAACGTTTGAAGGATATTACAACGATGGCAAATCCAGGGAGCTATTTATATACCGAATCGAGCCGCAGAAGGATATCAGCTCTGCCAAGCTGGACCTATTTATCTATGGTACCGGAGTTCCATATGATTATAAAAACTTCTATGACTTTATTTATAAACTCTTTACCGGAAGGTGGAGAGGAAGGACAGGGAAGGAGGCAGAGAAAAGAATGTACTGCATAGAGCTCTCACATTATCTAATGCGAAAGATGGACTGTAAATGTATCATGGATGGATCTGACTGGGATAATGACCCGGAGCAGAGCCGTCAGTGGGCAATGGATAACCTTGAATTTATTGGATCTTATAAGATAAACAATGGCAACTGAGTTGGATATAGTGTTGTGGCGCAAGTACATGAAAGAGGACTATACAATAGGTCATCTTTCAATGGATTCTGAATTTATCTGTGACACCATCGAAGATAAGGTCAGGGACTATAATCGTGATGGAGATCTTAATGACCTTGGCGAGGCAAAAGTATATGATGAGACAGCAATTCCTTTTGGGAGATACCGGGTAACGCTCGAGATGTCTCCTAAGTTTAAGCGCAAGTTGCCGTACTTGCATAATGTCAAGGGATTTGAAGGAGTCCTGATACATTCAGGTAATACAGCTATTGACTCGGCTGGATGTATTATTGTCGGAAGAAATAAGGCCCCTGGACTGGTTATTGACAGCAGAAAATTCGAATTACTGATTGTCTCTCGCATTGAGGCCGCAGTGAAACAAGGGAAAAAAGTTTATATCACGATCAAATGAGACTCGTCATAACAGATAAGCCCATCCTTTTTCATGCAGCAAGTCTCTTTGCTTCGGTAAGATATGGCTATCTGTATAACAGGCTTTCAATAGAGGATGAGAGAGGCATAACAGCACCAGGATCTCATGTTGCTACATTAGCTGAATGGGAAGCATTAAGAGATTTTATTGCTTCGGACCAAGAGGCTGATCCTACATTTGTGGGGGGATATGTAAAAGAAAATAGTCTTATCTATTGGAATACTCCAAACACCGGGGCCAACAATTTCTATTTATTCAATGCCAGGGGTAACGGGATAAGGTTTGCCTCCGGTTCATTTGCTGGTATTAAGAATAATTGCAGATTTCATTCTTCTGATGTTGATAACTATGGTGGGGATAATAGAAGTGGCGTTGGATTTTTATATAACAGTGATACGTTCTCATTTATTTATGCTGCGGATGCTCCGGCCTTGAATAATACTGGAATGGGGATTCGTATCATTAAAAATACAACAGATCTTGCAGATGGACAGTCTGGCACATATACCGGTAATGATGGGAAGGTTTATCCTACCATCTGCATTGGTGGAGTTGAATGGCTTGCATGTAACCTGGCAGAATCACAGTATAGGACTGGAGACATTATTCCTCTTGTGCAAGCGAATGCTGACTGGGCCGCCCTTAGTGCCGGAGCCAGGTGTATATATGATGATAATCTATATTACCTGGGAGACAAAATTGAAGATCCAGAAGGAACATTACCATTAACTTCTTCTGATATCGAGATAGTAACTACCAAAGCTGGGTTGTTTACGATTTATCTTGCTGGAACTGGTTCTACGATTATAGATTGGAATGACGGATCTACAACTAATGTTACACTTACGGGAAGCCCTGTGGCTTATAATCATTCATATACTGCAGGTGGCACTGTTACCATAGCTAATGGTTCAACTATTACGCATATCAGTGCACTAACGCAAAGTATTACCTCTTGTGAGATAAGTGCAAATTGCATTGCGTTAGAGAATATTGAACTCAATGGTAATAGTATAAATGTTTTTGAGACGCATGCTGAGTGGGTTAATTTGTCAGTTTTATATCTTAATGGGAATGAACTCGATTCGTTAACTACTCATCCTGAGTGGATTAATATGACATATATTGACGTTGGAAATAATACCCTTACATCAATTATCTGTCATCCTGAGTGGGTAAGTATTTACACAATAAACATACAAGCGAACCAGATAGATTCTTTTGTTACTCATCCCGAGTGGACAAATCTTGCAGAATTTTACTGTGAAAATAATAATCTCACTGCTTTGACTACATATAGTGCGTGGGATATTGAGGACTTTAATGTGAGTGGGAATAACCTTACTTCTCTTATAGCACATCCCGAATGGGCAAATATATATTTCTTTACTGCACAGAACATGGCACTTACGGAGATTGTAGTAAATAATATTCTTATTGCCCTTGAAACTGCCGGCATAGGGATTGATGCTGGAGATGAAGTCTCGCTTGATGGTGGAACTAATGCAGCACCCACAGGATCAGGTGCAACCGCCAAAGCCAATATGATTGCATTGGGGGCTTTGGTATTAACAAATTAGTATTAAGAAGAATGAATAAAAGGCTTACAAATATCATCCTCATTGCAATTATCCTCCTAATAGGGTTTATTGCATTGTCTGTTCTTCGCAAGCGGCTTGCCTCGGATCAGGAGGGATATGTTATGGTCCCTCAGTCATTTCTTGATAGCCTGGTGGCTGTGGCTGAGATGAAGCCTGATACCATCATCAGGGACACAACCATTATCATAAAAGAGATCCAATATATTGACAGGCCCCTTCCTCCCGGGACAACTGTTTCAGTAGATCCTGTTATAACAGCCTACCGTGACAGCATCGTTAATGATGAGATTGCAGCCTGGGTAAACTTTGAAACCTTCGGCACCCTGAAAGATATTTCATGGGAGTACCGGCCCACCATCCGGGAGATCCTAACAGAGATAAAGGTGCCGGCCCCATATCCGGTACCCTATGAGAAAAAAGTACCTCAGACCGGGGTCTATGGTTCCATAGGTGCCGGCATGGGGAGTGAGAACATTATATTCTCCGGTGAGGTGAAGTACCTCGATAAGAAAGGGAGGATCTACGGCCTTGAGGTCGGAAACTTCGTGAACAGTTATATTAAGGTTGAATACGGAATTAAATTCTAACGACATGGTTTATTTATATAACACCAACTTAGACAGCTACAAGGACCTTTACAGAAGCGGCTATAACACCCTGGTAGAGTACCTTGAGGCAGAGGCAGAGGTCACTGACATCTATAAGCTGCTATTTGTTATAGCTCTTGATGACATCTTCGAGAGGGGCAAGAAGAGAACTGCATACCGGGGCCGCTTTGCCAAGGACCAGACGGGAGCACCGGCAGTTGAAGGCTTCGCCATCACTGATGATGAGAGAGACTTCTTTGATGACATAATGAAAACAGGAGGGGCTGAGGTGTTCCGTAAACTATCTGCCTGGTCCAAGGATGTGACAGATGCTTATAAGTATGGTGTCTCCTTTGGGGCTAATTCTGCCACAGGAACGATTGAGTTAGCAGAGGGAGCCGTTATCACCGACACGGCCCTTAACCTCACTGTAAACGCCCTGGCAGGGCACAGATTTGTTATTATGTCAGGGGATTTGATTGATCAGGAGAGAGACATCGTTTCCAATACAGCCTTTACTATCACCCTGGCAGAGCCTTTCATTGACGATCCAACCGGACTTACCTTCAAGACCTTTGAATCATCAGACAAGCATATCCTTTATGAGGTGGAGATGGAAAGCACCTGGGACAGGAACATGCTCCAGGGAGCAGAGGAAGCCATAAAAGAGGCATTGGCAGCATACTTTGTCAAGGAGTGGTATCTCACTAACCGCTACATTGATGATGCTCAGATAGAGGCAAACAGGTACCAGAGCGAGCTGACGAAGATCCGCAGCCAGCTCATGCAGCGAAAAACACCATACAGAAGATCAGGAGAACTCTTTTCATAACTATACCATTAAGTCCAAATGAAAAGCCCCGGCAGAACGCTGGGGCTTTTTTGTGAAGAGACCATTAGCATAGTCATCATCTGAACAAACACAACGATGCAAATATAGCAATAAAAACAGTACCTTTAGCTGATGTTTTCAACAACATTTTGAGGGCATGAGAAAAGGGTACTTTTGTGGGAAATGAACGTGGAGAACACCACTTTAGAACAATAAGTAATTGATAACCTGCATCATACAAGACCGGAGCCGTACTCTTCATAATCATGAGGTCGGGAGATCATTCCTCCCTCTCGCTACAAGGCCTGGTCTGCGGATCAGGCCTTTTTTATGGCCTCCTGCGACACGCCAAAAACCCACATTACACTACATGGGAATGCAAATTAGAGTATATTTGCTCGTGAAATGCACGTGGAAAATCAGATATGGCAAAGTTTAAAGCAGCAATAGTCAAGAATGAAAAACGGAAAGACGGCACCGTCAATGTCAAGATCCGGGTGTCACATAACCGGATGGTCCGCTACATCAAAACCAGTATTAACATCTTGCCGGCATACTTTGATGAGGATAACGGAGTGATTAAGTATGGTAATCCCTACATGAATGATGATGTTGATAGGTGGAACCGCAAGCTCCTTATAGACATGGCATCTCTGGCTACCAAGGCCGAGAAGCAGAAGAACCTACGGTACATTGACATAGGCTCCCTGATGCGGCTGCTGAGGGATAAACATCGGGAGCAGGATGTGTATGCCCTGATTGATAGCAGGATAGAGAGATATGAGAAAGAGGGTAACATTAACTATAAGGGAGCATTTGAGGCTACCAGGGCCAGACTGGAAGAGTTCACCAGTCTGAAGGTCATTCCGTTTGAGAGCGTCAACAAGAGCTGGCTGAATAGGTTTGAGGAGTGGATGAGGCTCAGGGAGATGAAGCCTAACAGCATAGGGATGCACATGCGAAACCTGCGGACCATATACAACCAGGCTATCAATGATGACCTTGTGGAGATCTCAGCATACCCATTCCGCAAGTACCGCATCCCGAAGGAGCCCACCCGGAAGAGGAACAACACTGTCAACGAGATCCGCAAGATAGTGCACATGGATATAAAGGAGCCTCTGATGCGATGGGCAAGGGATATGTGGCTCCTTAGTTTGTACCTGATTGGAATAAATATGAAGGACCTGGCCTTCATTCAGCAGATAGACGATGGACGTATATATTATAAGAGGAGCAAAGGGAAGAAACCATATTCTGTCAAGGTGTACCCGGAAGCCGCAGCGATCATAGACCGGTACCAAGGGAAGAAGTACCTCCTTAATATAATGGACAACTACTCCGATTACCGGACCGCCACCAAGAGGATCAACTATAAGCTGAAGGCTATTGCCAAGGAGCTGAAGATTGAGAAGCCCATCTCAACTTATTATGCCAGGCATAACTTTGCGACCATCGCTGCCATGCTCGGGGTTCCGAAAGATGACATCGCCTATGCCCTGGGCCACTCGATAGGTTCCGATATGACTACTATATATATTGATTTCAATCAACAGAGGATAGATCTTGCCCTGAGACAGGTCATTGACTTTGTTACAATGCCACCCTCCGAATAACTCCCCGGACCTTAAAAATAGCCCGAATCTCCTCTTTTGTAACTGCCGTATCATCAATCCTCTGGCTTTCTGCGCTCAGACGATAGGCATCATTGATCATCCCTCTAATATAGCGTACCATAGCATCACCCTTGGTAAGTATCACATAGGCTTCGCCAAATGATATCTTCATTTCCGGTGTGACTGTCTTACAGAGCAACATATCACCATTATTAAATCGGGGCTCCATGCTATCACCTATAACGTCTGCTGCCACATCGCAGTCATAGAATCCATACACCCTCATCATGTCTGTTGGCTCAGGGGCCTCCTTCTCATTGTGGATGAATAGTAAGTCAGAAGAGGCGAGCTTAAAATATTTAGTGTAAAGCTGTCGCTTTCGCCACTCTTCTTTCTCAAACATTTCACCCTCTCCAAGGATCAGCCACCTCGGGTTAACCTCGGGAAAAGCGGTCATTATTGCCTGAAGGACCGGGAAAGACGCTCCCCTGGTGGGGTCGTTCACGATCCTCACAATAGTTGCATTGTCACTCAGACCAATCTTCATTGCGAATGAGTTCTTATTTAGTCCGAGTGTAACAATTAGCTCCATCAGCCTCTCGCTAAAAGAACTACCTACTGTCATTGTCTCCAATTTTATTTCGTTGTGTTTCAGTAAGATACTTCAATAATGCAGAAAATACTGAAAAAAGTACACAAAATATTTGTTTTACTGCAAAAGTGTAGTATCTTTGTGGTGTTGTTCAGCACGAAGATAAGAAAAATATTAACATGACACCCGAAAAGTTGCAGGAAATTAAAGACAAGCTCTCAGTAAAGGCAGTAAGACGCATTGCCGATAAGTCAGGATATTCTCTAAACACGGTTTATGATGTCCTGAAAGGGAGATTCAATAACCTCAAGGTCCTCAGTGCAATCGTTGAGGTGTATGAGGAAGAGATGGCTCTGCTGAAGGAGCTGGAAGAACGAATAGAGAAGGCCGAATCATGATGACCAGGGAGCAGATACAGGCATACATTGACGGGGCTATCGAGATGAGGCTCCGTCAGATGAAGGTGGTGAGGCCTCTTACCATCACTCGCAAGGAGGTCATGTCGGCAATCGGCAGGGCTGCATACGAGAAGGCTGTCCGTGAGGGCAAGCTGAACCCGATAAAGGACTCAGGCCCCAACTCAAAGGTCCGGTTCCGGTACGCAGAGGTTGAGGAGTACCTTGAATTAGCTACACGATGAAGATCCTCATCTCCATATACCGGTTCGTCTGTCCCTGGTGCGATGCAGTAGTGAGGAAGGGAGAGAGCTACGTGGAGAGAGATGGATGCCGGATCTGCCTGAAGTGCGGACTGCCGGAGAGGAGGTTAAAACCATTGAACACAACGATATGAAAGAGCGAGTAATCATCAGTCTGTTTGATCACTCAGGAGAGTGGAGCAAGCCCTACAAAGAGGCCGGCTACACTGTTTACCGTGCCGACATTCAGGATGGCATTGACATATTTGAGGTCATGGCTGATGTCCTTGCACAGAAGGCCGAGGCAGAAAGAGATGGAGTAAAGCTCACTGTTTATGGTGTGCTTGCTGCTCCCCCTTGTACCGACTTCTCTGCATCAGGAGCCCACGCCTGGAAGAAGAAGGAGACACAGCCAGCCGAGTATGATGGTCACAAGACCTTTGAGTTTGATAATACAGTAGAGCACAGTGTTGCAATGGTCCTCGCAACCCTTGAAAT